TTGAATATTGAAGAAATTAATAAAAAGTTGGGAATTTTAGAGGCACAATTGAAACAAGTTTCGAGTTATTATATACCACCAGATAAGGAACATACTTCTACTATGCCAGGCGTTTCTAATGCAGTTATGGTAAATTGGAAGAAAATTCGAATGGAAGAAATAAGAAAAGAGATAGAAAACTTAAAAATGGAAAAATAATGAAATATTTTGTGATGTGTTGGGTGTTGTTGTGTGGTTGTGATGAATTTCAAATGACTGCATATGAGATTATGAAAGATCCTGGCCAAGCACCTGGAAAGTATCGAGTGTTGATTGGTGATTACGATGAGAATGTATATGTAAAGAATACCGATGCGACACATATTCGTGGTACAGTACGAATAAGAAATGGTGCATATTTACGGATAGAAAATGGTTCGGTGTTGTATGGTGAACTTGAAACTAAGGGGAAATTGATTATCGAGGACGATGCATTTTGTATTGGTAGTGGAACGATGGAAACTCCAATTCGATTTACTAGTAATCAGGTGAAGAATCCATATGTTGGAGATTGGGAAGGTATCGTGTTGAATGGACTTACCCGATTGGATAATGTGATTGTAGAGTATGCAAAGGTTGGTGTAACGGTCAATCATAAAAGTGTACGGATACACAATGGATTTTTCCGTAACAATAAGGTAGAGTGCGAAGGCATAAAGGAAACCGTGTGGAGAAGATAGGACTTGGTATATTTATATTTTTCTGTTTAGTAGAGTATATATTTGTGCAATACTTAAATTATGTTTCAGCAAAGATGAAAGGAGAAACAATTGTCAAGAGGAGTGATACGTGGAACCTATAGATTTAACTAATCTTTTTTTGACTTGCAAAACTATTGTGGATAGTGAAATTAAAGGTCATTGTGATGCGATTATTGAAAAAATAAATGCATTAACGTCTTTGGCAAACAAGAAGGGGCAAAAGAAAAATTTGAAAAAGTTAAAAAAAAAGGTTAAGAAAATACGTAAAGTTTCAACAAATAATTCTAAGGGGATAATGTAATGAATGATTTAGTGCGTAACATAAATATATTACAGGAAGCATCAGACACAAATCAGTTGATTGGGTTTTCACGTAATGGAATGTACCAAGAATGTATAGTTACAAGAATTACCTGGGATGATTATGAAGATATATGTTCTATGAAAACAGTTGGGAATAAACATATTACTGTACCTGTGAAACAAATGGAAAAAATAGTTGTGAAATAATATGAGTGATTTTGGTCATTGGAATTCTACTTTACTCAATGAAGATTTTAATCCAATGAACTTTTTTGGTTTTGTTTATAGGATCACTCGTAAAGATACAGGTAGGTCATATATTGGAAAAAAACAAACTGTTTTTACCAGAAAGATTAAAGTTAAAGGACGTAAAAATCGAAAGCACGTTAAAAAGGAATCTGATTGGAAGAGTTATACTGGATCTTGTGATGAGTTAAACAACGAAATAGAAAGGATAGGAAAGGGGGAATTTGAATTTGAAATTTTAAAATTTTGTTTAACAAAGGGAGACTTGGGATATACAGAAACAATGTATCAATTTAAAGAAGAAGTATTGGATATGAAATTTCCGAATGGAACTCGGAAATATTACAATTCCAATATAATGAATAGATGGTTTAGTAAGGAGTAATAATGGAATTAACATCTGATGATTTTCAAGAGTTGGAAAATTATGGAATTAAAATTAAAACTAGGGATAAGAAAAAACGAATTCCTAAAGTGAAAGTATCAAAACCTAATACTAAGAAGAAGAAAAACCACCGTGGAGGAATTAATAAGCATGAGCTCGATTGGGATGAAATTATTAAAAGCAGTTGAAAGTGATGTAAAGGCAAAAAAAGATAGAGTGGAGGCAAATTTGCAAATACTTTTAGAAAATCCAATTGGTATTGGAGAACACAGTGATATAGTCAGTGAAGTTAAATTGTGTATAATTCAACTTGCAGATGCTGAAGATGAATTGGAAACAGTATCGAAATATTCTAAAAAGTACCTAGAACAGATTTGAAATTGTTGTGTCAAAACAATCACAGTTACTTCCACACGATTCAGATTTTCATGAGATGTCCTATGGAGAATTATTAAAGGAAGGTTCCAAAGCAGGATCTTCTGATCATACCCCAAAACTTATTGGTATATCAGGAGGTGCTGTTTCAGCAGTTACTGGAACTTTAGCAGTTTTAGGTGAAGAATTTGGTGAAGAACTTCTCGGAGGTTTGGGTGGAGGTGCTTTTATTGGTATAGGTTTTATGATTTATAGATTTTTTAAAGTTGCTAGGGAAATAGAAACTGAGTTTGAGGAAGAAGTTACTGATTAGGAGAAAATGTGTATGTTAAGAAGAAAGCATTTACGAAATGTTGCGAAATTAGCGACAAAAGTTTCTCCGATTCCTATTCCAGATATTGTAAAGGATCAAATAAGTGGTGCTACTGATAAGATAGAAGAACTCAGTAACAAAATTGATAAGATTCAAGAATCTTTGGATGTGATTATAGAAATTTTTACAATTGAGGACGATGAGGAATCTTAGGAATGGAAAAACCAATTTTGGAAAGTGATGTTTGTTTAGAAACGCAAATGCATCTACATTTAGTTGAAAGGTATATTAATATGTTGGAAAAAAGGATAATAGATTTGTCACATGAATTATCTGCGAGTCAGTGCCAACTTTACATAATTGAACAAAAAGAACAACTGAAAGGAGTGCAAAAAAATTAATAATTATTCGCCTCTGCCTTCTTCTTTAACTATTGATAAATCTGACATTCATGGCTTGGGGTTATTTGCTACTGAGAATATCCCGAAAGATACTAACTTAGGTGTAGCACACATTTTAATCCCACATTCTAAAAAGCTGTTCCCACAATCATATTGCAGAACTCCCTTAGGAGGATTTTATAATCATTCAATAACACCTAATTGCTATTTAGAATCTCATCTAATTTATTTTATTGATTCTCGCTCACACCAAAGATTGGTTACTAGTGTGTTAGAATTATATACACTGGACGAAATTGAAAAGGGAATAGAATTAACATGCAAATACATTTTGTATAAGATGAATGATTAATGGGACATAATTTTTGGCAGTTCACACATTTCATTTCTGAGAGATATTCATTTCACCAAAAATGGGAACGTGATGACAAAGATTTATTGAAAGAAATAATGATGATTGTGCATAACGAAGATCCGTTAATGGGTATTCCGAGAATGAAAAAGTCTACTCATTATGGTTCACAAAATGCATGGTATCATTACAAAAAACGAGTTGGTGGGACGTTAGAGGTGTGGCCAACTGCGGAGAACACGGACACTCCATATGTGAAACCTCATTTTATTTTCAAGTTTTTTTGAGAAAAGTGGCTTTCCCCTTGACAAACAGCATACCAATATGTTATAATATAGTATAGTAAAGAGTTGAGAGGTGCTTATGAATTTGAAAACTAATACATTGGATATAAAACTGACCTTTCAATTAAAGATTGATACAGAAGATATTGAGATAAACCCGAAACATGTGGTTAACATAATTGCTGATGAAATACGAATTAGGAAAAATTATGATGGGTTTTCTGTTGATGGATTTGAAATGGATTATGAAGTAAGAGAAAATCCAAAAATGGAAAAAGTTTGAAAAAAGGTGGCTTTCCCCTTGACAAATAGTAGTAAAATATGTTATAATAGTACTATAAACAATTGAGAAGGAGATACATAATGAACCCAGCATTTGATAAATTGAGAACAATTAGACAGATTGGTCCTAAATTGCACCAGCAGATAGTTAAGGCAGTTGAAGGAAGTTTGGATTCAAATTGGATTATAACAGTTGGAAAAGTTATGAAAGAAAATGGTCGACAATGGATACCTGGTAGAGGTGATTCATTAGATCAAGATGTTTTAGTCGTAGTATTAAAAATTCTTAGGAATGATTTATAAAAAGTGGCTTTCCCCTTGACAAACAGTAGTAAAATATGTTATAATAGTACTATAAACAATTGAGAAAGAGGTAATTTGATTATGAGTGAAACAGCAGAACGTAAAGCATATCGAGCAAAGTGGTATCGGCAGAATAAAGCAAGACTCGCCCAAAAAGATCGAGTCAAATATAAATTGGAAACAGGAAAATCTGTAACGCAAGAAGAACAAGAATTGCTGTTACCGAAAACTTATGAACGTTCTAATTTGGTTGACCACAAACCAAAGCAAACAAGAGAAGAACGGTTGGAGTACTACAGCAGACCAGAAGTTAAAGAGAGAAGAAACGAGTTAGCACGAAAGAGGTATGTAGAAAATAACGAACTGGATAGAGAACTCCTTAATGAACGGGCAAGAACCTATCGTCAAGAAAATCGAGATTATTATAATGCAAAGGAACGAGAGAGAAATAAATCTCCAGAAAGCATAGCATATAGGAAAGCATATTATTTGAAAACTAAAGGAGCTATATAATGATATTAGGTGACTTAATAGAAGATTTACAACAGTTGGCAGAGGAATATGGTAGGGAGATTGACATCGAAATCAATGTTGATCCAAATAATCCTGATTCAGCATTATACAGTAAGGTAAATAATATGCTTGATGTTGATAATGTAATAACAGGTGTTGATTTTGGAACTGTGTTTCAATTAATAAAATGAAAAGGATATAATATGAAATTAGGTGAGTTAGTAAAGAAGTTACAAGAGTTGGAAACACAACATGGTGCAGATACAAATATCGAATTCAACATCGAAGCAGGTGATTGGTCGAGTGATGAAGATGCAATTGCACACGAAATAGACCAAACACACGATTGGGATGATGTTAAAAATCAAAAATGGGTCAACATCTACTTGCGATAAGGGAACTAATGCCTGCTGAAAAAAATCTGCATTTGGAACATGTTGAAGATGAAATTTTCAATTTTGGCACTAACGGTGCTAGAGAGTCTATTACATTCCTACGATCCTTACGAGATTTGCTCTCCAAGAAATCTGATGATGTGAGTATCACGACTAAATTTGATGGGGCACCTGCAATTTTTTGTGGTTATGATCCCGCTGATGAAAAATTCTTCATCGGTACTAAGGGAGTTTTCAATAAGACTCCGAAAGTAGTCAAGACACATGATGATATTTCTGAATTGGGATACACTGGTGACTTGGCAGATAAATTACATATCTGCTTAGATGAATTATCCAAACTTGACATCCCAAAGGGAATTGTTTTGCAAGGAGACTTGCTATGGGTTAAGACAGACCTAAAAGATGAAAGCATAGATGGCGATGCGTATACTATATTCCAACCTAATACTATAGTATATGCTGTATTGAAAGATACTGATTTGAATGATGCTGTCCGTAATGCTGATCTTGGAATTGTATTTCATACCACGTACAAAGGAAAAACATTGTCAGAAATGACTGCCTCTTTCGGTGCTGATGTTGATGCACTAAGTTTTGTTCCGAATATCTGGTATGCTAATGCTGAATTTTCTGATTTTTCTACATTAGTTGGAACTGAAGTTGCCGACATAACTAAACTGTTGAGTAGTGCTGGTAAAACGTTCCAAACGATAGCAACTGAGAATCTTGATAAGTTCCTCGCTTGGCAAAAAACACTTGATGGCAATAGGGCAGGATTGCATTTCAAATGTTTTAACAATAAATTTATTCGAGAAGGTAGAGAGTTCAGCAAACCGAAGGACCACGTCCAAGAATATGTTGAGTTTTTCATTGATGGGTATAGTAAACGATTTATAGATAAGGTTAAAACTGAAAAAGCAAAAAATGCTCATTACCGAAAATTGTTTGAACATGTATCTATCTTGTATTCTTGTAGAGAAACAATAGAAAAAGCATGTGTTTTGTATAATCATTTTATTACTGTTAAAAACTTGATTATTGAAAAGTTGAATGCTGGAGTATCAAGATTTCCAGGAACTTTTGTTTTGACTGATAACGGATATCGTTCTGTCAATGATGAAGGTTACGTTGCAGTCAATGATAATGGAAGTGCGGTAAAGTTGATTGATAGACCAGAATTCTCTTACAACAACTTTAACAGTTTAAAAAATTGGAGTTAATAGATGATTGTACCTATGATAGGTTGTATATTATTAGGTTTGTTAATAGGTTCATTAGTGGGTTACTTAGTTATACGGGCACAAAAAAAATAATGGTTTTTTTGAAAAAATAATGGTTTTACCCTAAACCTTTTTAGTTTTTATACGTCTAATATAGTGTAAGATAAAAACAAATGAAAAGGAATTTTATAATGAGCAGTAAAATGATTTACCCCTACCCTTCAGGATCAAGAAACATAATACATACCGAATCCAATCGACCTGATTGTGCCCACCCTGGTTGTGCAAAAACCTCTCCTACTGGTAAAGTCCGTCAAGCACAAAATCAAGTTGGAAATGGAGGGTTTAAATGGAGACCTTATGTAGTTAAAGGCATGGCTATTGGTGGTCTTTGTGTTTCATGCAATACTCGGAAAACTCCTGGAATGTCCTCTAAGAGTGTACAAAAGAAACAAAAGGAAGCGGTTCGTCGTGGGTTTGTCAAGATGAAAGGAGTGGCAGACGTTAAGGCCATGAATGCATATGATCTAGAAGAAAAGTATAAAACAGAATGTGTAGAACTGAGTTCGTCTTGGGGAATCTCAATTGATTTAGAGACCTATAAACTTAATAGAGCATCAATCCATAGAATTTGTGTAGAAAATCTTTGTGAAAATGAAGATACGAAGATAAAACATCTTGAGGGTATAAAATGTAATTATTCTGATACTTGGATGCCCCTTGTAGAGCAGGGTGTAATTACTAAAGCAGAATATTTTTCTAATCTTCAAGTTGATCATATTGATGGTAATTCATCACATGAACATCCTGATAATTATCAAACTTTATGTACCCATTGTCATAAAATAAAAACTTATCGTGCTGGTGATCATTTGTCTGAAGGTAGAACGACCATCAAGAAAAAAAAGATGGTTTCTTAAAAAAGTGGCTTTTTTTTGGAAAAAAGTGGCTTTCCCCTTGACAAACAGTAGTAAAATATGTTATAATTACATTATAAACAATTAAGCAAGACAACACATACAATGCATAAGGAGTATCAAATGTCTAGAAACACACAATCATATCACCTCACAGGTAACAGAGCAGATCAACGTAATACTGCTAGAGATATATCTAAAGGAAATTACGTATCAGCAATACGTTATTCTGTTTATAAAGAATCAGATCGTAAAAATATCCAACGAAAAGTTTTTGTTGGTAAAAGTATGCTCCAATATTTACATGCGAATAAAATGAAAGTTATTACAATGCTTACAGGTGCTGGTAAAACTCATGGTGCCTTTAACATATTACTTCCTCAATTGATTGATGATACAAAGAAAGATGCCGTTAAACTTGTTATTTATGTAGTTCCTCAACAAGGACTAATTAATCAAACGGAAGTTCGGAATATTGCACGTAATAATCCTTATTATGCAATGTATAATACTGTTATTTTAGATGGTATTGATGAAGATGATAAAGAATTAATTCGGGCTGATCATATTCAAGATGAATTAGAAAAGGGCAAACTTGTTATTGTTTTGATGACTGATGCTATGTTGTCTTCCCGTATTGACGAGTTGATTCCTGTTTTTGAAGAACAAGGACGTAGACTTGCATTTTTGCGTGATGAAATTCACTGGGGAGGTCATTCAACTCCTGCATGGGCTGCACAAGCAGTTGGTGTACTCAATAAAAACTACAAAGGACAAACAGTTAAAGTTATTGATTTTTTACTTGATAATGTTACTCCTTATGTTTTTGGTTTTACGGCAACACCTACTCCTGAGCATAAGGAAATTGGATCTAAAAGATTTGTTATAGTAAATGAATGGATTTCACCAAGTGAATTTGTTACTTGCACAAAACATTTTTCTAATGAAATAGAATGGATTCCATATAGGGATTTTGATGCACAAATGAATGCTTTGCGTTATCGTATTACTATGATGCAAGTATGGAAACATGAAACAAAAAAAGCAATAACTAAAAAGATTTCTGAATTGCATTCAAACAATGATAAGGAAAGTATCTCTACTTTAAAGAATATAACTTATAAGCAAACCATGTTGATACGTGCTGAAACAAAGGGTGAAGAAAATACTACCTTTGACAATGTTAGGGATGAACTTTTCAAAGGAGGTCTTCCTGTTGAGGCAAAGATTGTTACTGCTAATGCTAAGGAAGGTTGGTCTGCATACAACAGTAATGGTAGACCAGTTGCTGGTGCTATGCATAGTACTGGTTGGCTCGATTATGCAAATGATCCAGAAAATGAATTTGTAATTCTGATAGTTATTAATATGGGAACTATGGGAGTTAATATTCCATCGTTGAGAGAATGTTTTTATCTCCGTAGTAGTGACGTTACTAATGATCAAGGATTAATTGTCAAAAGTGTATTGCAATTTTTGGGTCGTTTTAGTCGTCTATGGTTAGGAGGTTTAACCTTTGAACAAATCAAACTGCTTGATCCAGAAACTCAACTTCTGATTTGGAATACGTTCAATGTTTGTTATCGAACAATTGTTGATACTGATGCTAATATTGAGGCAAATGAAATTTTTGATGCTGATTATGCAGTTTTGACAGATGAATTGGATGCTCACTTAGTTGATGTTCCACAACAATCAGGTAGTATTAATCCATCTGATAATGCTGATTCACTTGAGGATACTATTGATACATTGTTAGATTCAACGAGTGTTGTTGATAGTGATCATTTTGGTAGTAAGGACCGAATAAAAGGTGAAAAGGAATTATTTCTTGATGAGTTAGAAGAAGATAATGATCTTGTTGAGAAAAAACTGAAAATCAAAAAAGTTTTGGAAAATGCTTAAATAAAGTGGCTTTTGGCTTGACAATCAATCCAAAATATGTTATAATTACATTATAAACAATTGAGAACGAGAACACATACAACGTACACAACGCATATAACGCATATAAAAAAGGAAAAAATAATGAATAAACCAGCAACCGACCGCATCGCTAAACAATTAATCCAAAATTCTAAATACAATGTTGATCCAACCGTTTTTTCCACACTACCAATTGCAACGATATGGGAAAATCTTATTGCCGATAATAATGTACACTTAGATCATAGTCCAGGTGGACATAGTGCAAAGGTTGATTTTACTGATGGCACAGATGCCAAGTATGGAACTTTATCTTGGGGTGCTGTGAACAAATCAGGAACCGCACCTTTAAGGATGACTTTCAGCAGTTGCAATCATAAATTTGGACACTTACGAGTTCTAGAAATAGATCCTAAAACTGATTATATTTTCACAGGAATAGTTGATAAATATTACTTAAATAGTGATCAAGAATCGTGTTCATTTTCATTAAATAAGTTTGGAAAGTTTTTTGAATTTACGTTAGAGGAAGTTGTTGAACTATCAAACGAAGAAATTGATGCGGAATTTGCCTCTCGGATAGAAAGATTAGGAGAAAGGCCTGAAATACAAATACATACAACAAAAAAAGATTCAACTCCCAATAAAGATAATGATAGTGTTGGGACATTGGATGAACTTGCTAAAACTTTAATTTTTGCACTTGATGATGGTAAGTTTTCTTCTAATGTAGTTAGTGAATTGATTATAAAAATTGTGAATTCTTAATAAGGAGATACATATAATGACAGTTACAGAATTAATTGCCGCACTCAAACACACCCATAAAGTTCATGGTGACATCCCCGTCACCGTGAATTATGCGGATTACGATTGCTCCCCTAAATTCGTTGATACCGTAAATGGTGAATTCGTAATTTCAGCTGATGTCAAAAACATTTCAACTGAAGAATTGGATGCCTTAAAAGTTATAAATAATGATGATGATATCAATGACTTTATAAATCGTCCTACGGTTGAAGAAGATATTGCAGATATTGATGCTGATCCTGCTTACGATTTGTACATTGACGGAGACTACAAAAAATATCTACTCGGCGATGCTCTTGATGTAGATGGACACATTAAAACAACCCCTTGGTCTTAATGGAGAATAAAATGATACTTTGTTATGCAGTACTGATTGGAATATTCATATTTTTTGTAGTCGGGAGTCTTAGTTGAGACCTGAAACAGATATTAGTAAACTTCAAACAATCCTGCGAAATGAGTGTTCTAACTATCTCCGAGCATTGGATGGTTTGAGCAGGATGTTTGAAGTTGAACGTAACCCATCAATTTATTTGACGGTGTTGAATCAATGGGCACAAGCAAAAGAACATCTTGCTGAAATTGAAACACACCACACATTAGATGCAGAGAATCATTGGAGATAATGATGGTTGGAAAAATACCTTATAGTATTTTGAGAAAAGTAGTTAACACTCCTGAAAAGGATATCCGTGCAACGTTGTTTGAGATGGATACTCGTTGCACGGATTTTACGATATATAATCGTATGCAAAAGAAAGTAGTCCAAGAAATTTATGCAGAGAATTTAAATCTTATTGCAGACTATGGAGATAAAGCAGGATTCATTGGTTGGGAACCAGAGAAAGAACTCGGTGAAACCTATGAAAATGTTGAATCAATGTGGGGTAATATGGAAAAATATTTAGATGAGGATGAAAATGCTTGGGATCCGGATCTTCAATGACAAAAAGTGAAGAAATACTCAAAAAAGTCAACAAAACTTCTGCCGCTGAGATTTGTTCAATCTTGGCACAGAAAGAATATGGTTTTATAACTACTAGGGAAATTATTAAATTACTGCAAGAAAAATATGAGAGGATGCCAATTGATATGCTCAAAGATTTGTACCTTGGGAATTTATGTCTAGGGTCAACGAAATTAGTCACATGGGAAGAAGATGAAGATGAAGGAGATTGGTAAATTGAAAATTGATTTAAACGATGGAAATTGGGAAGTGTTGCAACCTAAGTCAGAAGTAAATAAGAAGTTACATAGTTTGGACGACCTTGATGGTCCGACAAATAAAGAATTGAATGATATTGAAATTGAACAAATTGATTCAATTCTGGAAGAGTTGAATCTTGATGATTATTTGTGGAACTTGAATTAGAGGATATTTGATTATGGAATCATTTTCTGTTTTGAAAATTGTTAGTAGTGCCTTATTGGTTGTCAATGAACAGCGTGGTTATGTTTCAGTAAAAACGGCACAACAATCTCAAACACTTGTCGGACCATTGACGAGTACTGCTAAATTAGCACACAGAGTATTGATTGATAATAACCGGTATGATGAAATTGTTGCATACGAAGAACAAGCACAGAAAATAATTGATTGGATCGTTGGATTAAACAGTATTCCAAAGAATGTTGATCCCAATTTTTGGCAGAAGTTGCAATCTCAGCTTGCGGGTAAATCTGAAATTCAGATTGCTGTAGTTGCTTCTTCTTTGCAATTCTATAATCAAAAATTCACCTCTGATAAGTTTAGAGAAATAATAAAGGGTTCTAGTTATATAGGAGATTTGAATAATCGAGAAAATTGTTTTGTTAAATTAGTTTACAAGGATCACAAGATGGATGTCTATCCTGGGTATTACATTTACAAAGGCATAACTAGAGAGGGTGACTTGGTATTATTTTATGATAAGAATGATCATCCAATAACCATTGGTGATTGTTTTCTATTTAAAGGAACTATTAAAACCCATGAGATTTGCAAATTTGATAATGTTCCTATCACGAAATTTAACCGAATTACATTTTTAGAAAATCACGGACAACCTCAATGAAATTAGCAGATGAATTAGGATTTGCAGGTAAAGTTGTAAAGGAACATCTTGCAAAATTCAAATATATGGAACCAGAGAACGAAAAGGATGCTAGTTTTCTCGCTGCATTCTGGCATGTTTTCTTCAATGATTTACTCAATGATATTCTCGAAAAGGATACATCTGAGACCCTATGGATACAAGCAAGAATAGCACACCTTCTTGGAAGGTGTAATGAATGGTGTTTATATTGTGGTGATTATGACGATGAAGTATGATCAAGAATGTTTAGAGTATTTGCATAAGAGGAGAATGCGTGGATCCTTGAATCAAGGCAAAGTTACAGTACACGAATTGGCAAATAATACTTCTGTTCCTAGTTGGGTGGAAGCAAAAAGTTTAATTAATAAATTTTATTTGGAAGGTTATGATGAGCAGAGCAAAGATGAAACACCTGAAGGAACTGAAACGGAAGCAGAGAAGGAAGCAAGTACATTTACGGAAACTGGAAATCAAAGTGAAAGAGAAACTTCTGGAGAAGGCTGATCTTGTATTGACTGCAAAAGATGCTTTTGCAGAAATGATGGAAGATATTTCTAATCCTAATGAAGTCAATGATTGGATTAAGAAATATAAACTTGAACCGGCTTTAGAAATAGAATTGCGGAAGATTATCGAAGAAGAAATAAAGAGGAATAAAGAAAATGGCTAAACAACCAGAACCAGATTTTGGTCTTAAACTCAATAAACTCGGAGTGTTACGTGCAATGAATTGGTATCACATGAATCGTAGCGAGTTAGATTCTAGACGTTTTCTACATGATTATGCTAAAAATAATGTTGATTCATCGTTGACTGTTAATGATGTTTCACGGTGGAACTACTTGACATCTGAAGGTTGGATTGCTAGACTCCTAAGCAAAGGTGTTGAATTTCCAGATCTGGATCAAGAATTTAAATTCAAAAATATGATCCAAAAATGCATTAACGATGTTGTTGAAGTAGAAAAATCTCCTGCAGTAGAACGAAAACCTAAGAAGATAAAAGTTGAAGTTGGGATTTTAGGAGAATTGGAACATCAACTTGATGTGTTTATTGATAATAATTGCAAGATGCATTTTGATCCTATCCGATTTCTCAGTGGACATAATGTCAAACGTAAAGATTGTACCAATATTAAACGTTGGACAAAAATTGAACGACAATTCATGGAAGAAGTTATTCAACTGAAACCTGATAAACAACTGAAAGAGGCATATTCAAATTTATCAAAACCAGAGTTGAAACGTATACACAAATTTTATGATAGTTTGCATAATGCCGCAGATAAATATATGAGATCAAAGGTTAAGAAGAGGACTACCAAAAATGGAACTGAAGCGAGTGTTACACAAACTATTCTGGAGACGCACCTAAATACTTTATAATGGTTACTAAAATAGTTCAACATCCATCAACGCCAGATCATGAAATTGATCCAAGGTATTCAGCAGAGGAAGCACTCAAAGAGGCACTTCCACCTTTGCTTGAGACCTTGATGGACTTTGGCTTTGATTGTCAGTCGAAAGAATTTCAAACTGATTTTCGTATGGTAGTTGAGATTCTCCGAGCATTATTATATGCTCAAATGGGAATTCATCATGATGTACAGACGGGTCTTAGTACAAAAAAACAGACTGATCCTCTTGAATAATTATGGAGTAGAGTATGCCTACATTAGTTGATTATAACCAAGTGTTCATTGCTAATTTGGTGCAACAACCTGGAATAAGAAAAGGTGGAGTCAATGAAGGACTGGTGAGACACATGGTCCTCAATTCTCTCCGTTCCTACCGACGTAAATTCCTAGCAGATTATGGGGAGTTAGTTATTGCCTGCGACAATAGAAATTATTGGAGACGGGAACTCTTTCCGTATTATAAAGCACACCGAAAAAAGAATAGAGAGGAATCCGAGTTCGATTGGAATGAAATATTCCGATGCCTGAATGAAGTCAAGGCAGAACTTAAAAATGTGTTTCCCTACAAAGTTTTAGAGTTTAACACTGCTGAGGCAGATGACATCATTGCCATCGTGTGTAAAATTGAGGAAGATGACACTATCATTCTTTCCGGCGACAAAGATTTTGTGCAATTACAAGCATATCCACATGTCAAGCAGTACTCACCGATTCAAAAAAAATTCGTGAACGATCCATCACCTACTAACTTCCTAAAGGAACAGATAATGAAAGGTGATCGAGGTGACGGCATTCCGAATTTCTTGTCGAAGGACGATGTGTTCGTCAACGGAGGAAGACAAGCACCATTATCGAAGAAGAAATTGCAAGCATGGGTCAAACAAGATCCCGAAATGTTTTGTGATTATGAAATGTTGCGTGGTTACAAACGCAATTGCTTACTCATTGATTTGAATCTCATCCCCGAATCTTTGGAGAATGAGATAACGACGAATTACCATGAGTATGAATGCAACGACCGATCCGGTCTATTAAATTATTTTATACATAAAAGGTTGAAAAATTTGACTGAAAATATAGAGGAGTTTTAACGATGCCGAATAAATCATTACCAGAATTTTTTCAAGAGATTGCCGACGAGAAATCAATTAATCGCAAGGCAGAAATATTAAAAGAGAATCAAACTGATGGACTACTCGCAGTATTGCGTAGTGCATTTGACAAGAGAATTGAATGGGTTGTACCTGATACGAAACCTCCGTTCGATGAGAATCCAGAAGAAGATTGGAGTAAATGTGAGATACGTCTAGAAGATGCCGCAATGCGACTCGGTCGTTATTGTAAATTTGATGGCAAGTTGACTGCACAAGCAAAAGGTGCAGGTTTTCGTAACTTGGCAGAATGCGAAAATGATTTTATCACAGTGATGAAACAACTACATACATCCGAGGCAGATCTATTGGTAGAAATTGTAAATAAACGATTGCCGTATAAGGGACTAACAGCGAGAGTCGTCAATCAAGCATGGCCGGGGTTGATACCAGAATGACGAGAACGTGGTTTATTGATCTAGATGGGACTGTCTTGAGACACAGAAACAATAATGAAATTGAAGTTTCGAGTCACGAAAAGGAAGACGGTGAAGAAGTGCTACCTGGCGTACTCGATTTTTTAAAAACTATTTCTGATCAACATATTATCTTGACGACTGCTAGACTTTCCCGTCACGCAAAACACACCGAGAAGGCACTCGTCCGTCTTGGGATCATATGGGATACAATCATTTACAATCTAGGTTCCGGTGAAAGGGTACTCGTCAATGACATTAAACCCCTAGAATCGGAAGATAATTTAAGCAACCGACGTATGAAAACTGCATTTGCAATCAACGTCAACAGAAATGAAGGATTGAGACACTTGGTGAATGATGATGGCCTTTGTTAGTGACATGTTTGTGTATCACGCTAAGGTGCTGAGAGTCGTAGATGGGGACACAATTGACGTCCTCGTTGACCTCGGATTCTCCACACACCGGAAGATCCGAGTCAGACTCTACGGTATCAATGCACCAGAATCAAGAACGAGAGATCTTGCCGAGAAGAAACTAGGACTCGCCGCAAAGGCACGACTAATAGAAATCCTCGAAGAACTCGACAATCAAATATTCCTGAAGTCACACGGTATCGGTAAATTCGGAAGATGCCTCGGTGAACTATTCTACTATAGAACAGAAACTGAAGAAGATGACGATGGTGAAACATACGAAGAGGAACTTAAAACCTCTATTAACAATCAACTAATAGTAGAAGGACACGGTTATGCCTATTATGGCGGAAAACGATAAGAACGTAAAAATTTCTGAGTACAGTCAATATGTCACACTCCTTGAAAAACGATTAGTGGAATTGGGAGTAGAAAACGACAAACTAAAGGAACAATTAGAAACTCATAAACGCAATCAATCCCTCACTGAACGCTGGGCACGAGGAGAAATTGAGAATTGAAAATCCACAAGGCACGACAATATATAGAATGCTACCTATCCGAACAAATCCCAGAACGTGATTGGCACATACTATTACAAGAGAATCCAACGTTGAATAAAATATGGAGAAATTATGCTGAAGAAACGAGAAGATTTATACTGCAAGAAACTGAGAGAACTCAAGGCACAACTAAGACAAGTGAAGAACTATAGTACCACAGTAAATTTTGAAGTAATCTGGAAGTCCAATAGAATCGTTGAATTGACCAAGGAGATAGAAAACGTGTGCATGACTTAATAAAAACCTTAAAGGAGATATTACGTCATCATCAGAAAATAGCAAGATTTCAACGAGTAAAGAAAGATGAATGGACACTAGGATCTAGTTCTACCATTGAAATACTCCTCGCTAAGGTTCCTGCAGAAGAAATAGAAAAAGCAGTAGAAATCAATATTAAATCTGCAGGAGCTGCGAGAAAAGAATATGCAGAGACTGTTAAAAATATTGTAGAAAATCCAGATACTTGGTCCACATTTAAACATTCGGGTGATGATGATGAATAAAAAGAAACCTTTTCCAGAGAAATTGAAACCTATTACTGAGGTTATATACGAAATATTAGTTGAGGTGTTGACAATGCAAAGAGAAATGCATTCTAAATTAGAAGTATTGGACAAGAAAATTGGCATAAGAGAATACAATGATAGAAACTACAAAACAGAAACGATTCCACGAGATTAATGATGATGGAACAGAAATATACGGTGATATTCCGATGGGGATGAGAATGCAATTAGCATTAGAACCTTGTGAAGAACTCAATGGGAAATCTGTCTTAGATTTGGCTATGATGATACAATCTAATGAAGTTGTAGATTTTGATGATTGGTTGGAAAACACAGTTGCAACGGATTTCTCTGATGCGTTTTTGGAGTTTGTATAAAAATTGTGCAATGTGCTTAAAAATTAAGCAACTAATTAAATGCCATATAAACAACGTTCCACGTGGAGTTGATCCCGCATCCGTACGGAGTCCCAAGATGACCCACAGGCAGTTAAAAACACACAGAATTTTTCAGGAATCACCCCATACTCAAGGAAAAAGTCCTCAATCCCCATCTGAGACCCAAAAAAGTCCCTGCGACACCACAAAATACAGAAAAACTCAGAAAAATGGTAAAATATCAAAAAAAAGTGGTTTTCGTGTAAACCTTTCCCGTCCAACGCTCGTTTAATAGAGTGTAGGGATTAAAGACATAGAAAGAAATAAAATGAATATAAACCACTTTTCACATGGATTAACCGCTTTTTTACTTGACAATGCATCCAAAATATGTTATACTATAGTATAATAATGAATGAAACACCTAATTACAATATTGATGGAGATTTTAGATAATGACTAAGAAGATGCAAACATTTTTGAGTGCCGTAAAAGCAGAATATGGAGATATTGAGACTATCACTCGGTCGCAGGTATTAGAACTTTCCGAAAAATACCCTGATATCTCAAAATTCCCTCCTAAATGGTTGAAAGCAAATACTGTTGCAAAAGCAGAATATGCCTTAGATACTACTCAAATTGATGTTTCCGTCGATATTCCTGTTCCTATTACCACACCCGCAATTACTGGGAATGCCATCAAAGGTGAGGTAATTGATACTTCTGAGGAAGTTGATAGTATTATCAGTTTTATACCAGATACTGATAAAACCTATGTTCCTTTTGGAAATCATAAGGATTTAGAATCTATCGTAAAATCTCGTTATTTCTATCCTACCTTCATTACAGGACTTTCCGGAAATGGTAAAACTTTTATGGTAGAGCAAATTTGCTCTAAACTCAAAAGAGATATGATCCGTGTGAATATCACTATAGAGACAGACGAAGATGACCTCTTAGGAGGATTTCGTCTAGTCGATGGTGAAACTGTTTTTCATAAAGGTCCTGTGATTGATGCTATGGAACGTGGTGCTGTACTACTGCTAGATGAGGTAGATTTGGCGTCTAACAAGATCTTGTGTCTGCAACCCGTTCTTGAAGGAAAAGGTGTTTACCTCAAAAAAATCAATCAGTGGATTCGTCCGGCAGATGGCTTTACCATCATTGCTACCGCAAATACTAAGGGTAAAGGCAGTGAGAGTGGGGCATTCATTGGCACGAATATCTTAAATGAGGCATTCCTCGAAAGATTTGCAATTACCCTCGAACAGGAATATCCTGCCGTTTCAACTGAAAAAAAGATCTTAAGCAAGAATTTTGATACTTTTAATATAAAAGATGATGATTATGTGCAAAATTTGGTGAGTTGGGCAGATATTATCAGAAAAACCTATTATGATGGTGGAGTTGATGAAATTATCAGTACTCGCCGATTAGTGCATATTGCTAAGGCATATTCTATTTTTGAGGATCGTGCGAAGGCAATTGATCTTTGCATACAAAGATTCGATGATGAAACAAAAGAAAGTTTTAGGGATTTATACTCAAAAGTCGATGCAGAGGTTGATCCGGCTGAATCCTCAAAAACTCACCATTCGACCATTTCCATCGAGGAAAAGTCAAATGAGGTCGATGTTACCCCATTTTAGGGGAAAAACCAGTTAATTCGTGTCATATTGACAAATATCGTGTCATATTGACAAAATGTCATTTTGACACGTATTTTTGAAACGGCTTAGTGGAAAACAACAGTCGGACCTGCCGTGGAACGGACAATGCTACTAGTACTGTATATCCCGAAAGTAATCCAGTTAACCATTTTTCAATATTTTTTCCGCAACAATTTTTCCAAAATAATATCGAAAAAAACCACTTTTACCCTAAACCTTTCCTCTTCCAATACGTCTAATATAGTGTAAGGTTAAAACGAGTGAAAAGGAATTTTATATAATGAATCAAGAATCTCGAAACAACTTAGCAAAACTCTTAGCAACTGAGGACATCTCAGTAGAACACAAAAACATCCCAACTGCATACTTTGACGTTAAGAATCGTATCTTGGGTCTCCCCATCTGGAAAGATGCATCCAAAGATGTCTATGATCTTCTCGTAGGACACGAAGTCGGTCACGCACTGTTCACCCCCAACACAAATTTCGTAGATCTCGCAAAGGACATCGATCCCAACAACGTAATGGCAGTGAAATCGTTCATAAACGTAGTCGAGGATGCACGAATAGAGAAAAAAATAAAACGTAAATTTCCTGGTTTGCGTAAGAATTTCTACAAGGGTTACGAAGAATTAGTAGAGAAAAACTTTTTCGGTACTTCTGGAAGAGAACTCGCTAGTTACGCACTAATAGATAAAATCAATTTGCATTTCAAGATTGGTTCACACATTGATATTCCTCTAGACTCGACTGAAAAGAAAATCATAGACGAAATAGATTTAGCAGAAAATTTCGATACTGTGATGGAAATCGTCAAGAAAATCTACGAACACGAAATGGAAGAATTAGAGGAAAATTTAGATCCTTCTGAGTCTGAACTTAGTAAAGGTGATGAATCGGACGACAATGAAGATTTTGTTGATGATTTTTCTAATGACACTGAAGAAGGTGAAAAGGAAGAATCTTCTAGTGGTACTGATCCTGTGCAGGAAGAAAAAGATGATGAACAATTGGAAGAATCTGAAACACAAGAAAATTTCAATGAAAGTATGAAAGATACTGCATCGAAAAGAACATCAGAATATGTCTATGCAAAGATACCCAGTGTATCATCAGAGAAATTTATCATTGACTATAAGATTTGTAATAAGCAGATTTCAACTTGGTTATCAGGAAAAACTTTGGCTGTAGAATTCAATAATTTTAAACATTTCAAGAAGTCAATCACCAAGACTGTTAATTATCTCGCAAAAGGTTTTGAGATGAAAAAATCTGCCGCTGAATATGCAAAAGCAAACAGCGCAAAAACTGGTGTGATAGACACAAATAAGATTCATTCTTACAAATTCAATGACGACCTGTTTCGTCGTGTGACAAGCATCCCACAAGGCAAGAATCACGGTTTGCTGATGTTCATCGATTGGTCTGGATCAATGAACGGTTCACTTTTTGACACCATCAAGCAGACGATAACTCTGGCGATGTTCTGTAAAAAAGTGAATATACCTTTTGAGATTTACACGTTCACGGATGCGAATATTGACAAAGAAATTGATTATACTCTTTCATATAAAGTAGATGATCTTATTTTCAGTCCTTTCAATTTACGAAATTATCTCAGTTCACGTATGAACAACAGAGAATTTGATCAAGCATTGTGGAACATCTACTATCTAGCAGATTGTATTGAAAAGGGACATTGGGGAACATGTGATTCTCTTGGTTCTACTCCACTCAATGATGCAGTTTTAGCAACTTTCGATATCTACGAAAAGTTTAAGGCTGCGAATCGTCTAGAAAAAGTCAACGTTATTTACTTGACAGACGGTGCATCTAATGGAAATACTCTCATGTATGACCCAGAGAGTAATTATGGTTATAAGACGATTTCTGTGAATTGGTGGGGAGAGGCAATGACGTATATTGTCGACCCCATCACGAAAATAAGTATTGGAATCAAGAAAACTCACAACATCACTAATGCTTTGTTGAAACATCTCGGAACACGTTATGGTGCGAGTGTACTCGGTTTCTTCATTGTAGACAGAGTTGTTGGTGGGGAATTGGCGCAACAAGTCGACCCTAATGGAGACAAACCATATGGACATATAGCAGAATTCAATAAGAAATTACGTAAAGAAAAATCAGTGACAGTATTGGAACACGATGGTTATACTGAATTGTACGTCATTCGTGGCGGTAAAGATTTGAAAGTCGAAGCAGACAGTTTGGACGGCGTCGCTGCTGATGCGACCAAACGTGTGTTGATGACGGCATTCAAAAAAACTCAACGTTCTAAGGTTTCTAATAAAGTCATCTTGGATAATTTCATAGAGGCGATAAGTTAATGAAAGTATTATTTAATTTAGAAACTGGAAAATACGAAGAAGTAAAACCTCCTAAACGACCGATTTGTTGTGTACCTGGTTGTAAGAAGGAAACACACAACAAAGTGGGAGGGGGTGAATATAAACCTAGAGTTAATACTGCATTTAGACTGAGATTTGGTGGTAGTGGGCATCTCTGCTGGAAACATCATGGAGAGTGGATCAAGATGCAACACGGTGCCAAGAGTCTTGATGAAGTTACAGTGAAGAATAAATTGGAAAAAGAAGAAAGGAAAGGTAAAGGAGTACTTCTTGGATATTAGAGTCAGCGGCGGAACGTATGCCTAACGTACATCCCGAATATGTATTTGATGTAATGAACATGTCGGAAGACGAATTTGTTAATCTCCAGAAAAAACTTTTGGAGATTAGTATCTATGTGAAATTAACAGAAAACAGTTTAGAAAAATGTGATGAAGTAGTTGAAACTAACGAAGAAACGGAACAGCAATGATTAAATTGTGTGGTGATTGTTTGCAAAAAATTACTGGAAAAGAATTTGAAGAACAAGGTTGGAACACTGAAAAAATCATGGAAGGTTCAAGTCATACCTTGATGATTTATATTAGCAACCTTGTATTACGAGGTGAAGTTGCTAGATTAAAAAAGGAGTTAAAAGGGGAGGAGCAAGATGTCAATTGTAGATGAATGGGCAGGAGAACTTACTATCCAAAAGGAGTTAAAAGAGATTAAAGATTTGTTGATTAAGTTGAATAGTGATGTAAATAAATTGAAAAGTGTAATTTGTAAAAATGATAAACTTGAAAATCCTTGGGATTATTGGGGAGAACTAATTGAAGATGGAGAAGAATAATGGAAAGTAAACAATTGATTATGATGTTGATATTGCTATTTACAAGTAGTGGAATAGCATACTTTTTAGGAGATCTATGTGGTTTCAAAAGAGGTTTAGAAAAAGCAAAGGAGATTTATATAAGATGATTAGATTATTGGCTGGTTTATTTTTCGTTCTTGGTGCAGTAGGTGGAATTGAGCATTTCAACTTATCAATCATCGTAGGATTTTTCTTTGGTGTTCTCGGTTTGATCTTAATGATAATTCCTATTAATAATGGAAGTCTGGATCGTTATTTGGAAAAGTAATGAGAATAATTGTTGAGGTTCTAGGAACAATATGTGGGATAGTTTCAATTGCTTTCTTTGGTTGGACGAGTTTGTTTTGGCCAAAGTGGACAGATAATGCAATAGAATCACTCCAGGAATGGTTAGATGATTAAGAAATTTAGAAAAATACTTTTTATTATTTTAATAACTTATGTGATAGGTTATGGATTGAGTTATTTTTTAATATTGAGTTTGTATGGTAATATTATATTTTGGCCGTCGATAGTTTTTTCATTTACATTGTTAATGTTAATATATAGAAAGGTCTGTAAACGTTTGCACTTATAAATAAAAGATAGGATCGCTTATGAATTTTGATTGGGAAAAAATGGTTGTTTGGTTTTGTATGTTAATATTTTCATTTGGTGTTTGGTTTATTACATTAAAAAGCTTATGGAAATTTTTTAATTTATTTTAGGAGGAATTGAATTCTATGAGTCCAATTACCAAATGGGCATTGAAACAATATTTTTCATATGTTCTAATTATAATAACAATTACATACTGTATAAGATGTTTGTATAGATTACTGATAAACTAAATATATGAAAGATAAAACAAGGCATCATTCAAAATACGTTTCAGAATCTAATGTTATCCATAGATGTCTTATGACATATTTGGATATGTTTAGTAATATGCAACCTGAGTGGTATATTAATAGTGTGTATTATAGCTGTAATCGTAAGGGATATTATCCTACACGAAAAGATATTGCAAAATTATTTGTATTATACAGACCCGATTGGAGCGGTAAGGCACTGATCCAAGATGGGTCTGAATTTTTTTTAATTTAAAAGGAGCTATAAATGGAGTCACTGGACGGGAAACCCCCATCGTATACTGTGCAAAAGGAACGATTAGGATATCATAAAAAGTTTTGGACAGTTAGGAATAGAGGAAAATTTATAACAGCATTTGGTACAAAGGGGGATGCTCAAGGTTGGGTGTATGGAAAAGAGAATCATAAATAAAAGTAGGAGAAAACAATTGTGAGTGTGATAACAAGAAGTATAATGGCATCTAAAATGTTTAGTCCTACTAAAAAAGTAAATAAAATGAGAATAAAAAATAGCAAAACAAGTGAATATAAAATTAACCCAATTAGCAAAACTGAAAAAGTGAAGGAGTATAGAGATGCGTTTCGGAAATCTAAGTAAACTTACTGATAAAATTATTGACGGTGTACTTGATTCAATTCTGGATGAAGGATCTGAAATAATTGATACTATTATTGAGCAGATTAAAAAAAGTGATTTGCTTGATGAAATTATTGAAGAAGTTACAGAAACTGTTATTGAACAACTTATTAAGGCCTTGACTGGTGAAGAAGTTGATATTGAGTTAGGTGATGATGAAGAACCACTGGAAGAAGGTGGACGGACTGAAGAATTAGATGATACAGAATTTGGGATAGAATAATGCCATTCTATGATTATACTTGTGAATTTTGTGGATATAAATTTGAGAAAAGTTTAACTATTGCACGTAGACATGAGCCAAGAGCATGGACGTGTCCTAAGTGCCACGAACCAGAATGTTTTGTTTTGCAAATAGGTGCGCCTGGTTTTGCTGATCCTGTGCAACTTGGAATTCGTAAACCTCAAAAAGATGTTATTAATAGGATAAATGAAATAAAAAAGAATCAGGGCCATATGGCAGGTGATTCATTGAAAAATTTTAGATGGTAGAGGAGAAACTATAATGGCGAAATTAACAAAATTTGAAGATATTATTGCAGTTGTGCTGGGACATGAAGGTGGGTTTGTAGATGACCCAGATGACCGTGGAGGTGCGACTAATTGGGGTGTAACACAAAAAGTCTATGAGACATTTCGTGAAGAAAAATGTACTGTAGATGATATTAAAAATATGACACAGGAAGAGGCGGAAGAAATTTATTATGAAATGTATTGGTTGCCTTCAAAGGCAGAACAACTTCCTGCCGAAGTGCGGGAAACTTATTTTGATATGGTTGTGAATCATGGACAAGGTGGGGCGGTTAAGATTTTGCAACAAGCATGTAACAATAAACGCAAACCAGAAAATAAAATTGACGTTGATGGTGGGATTGGTCCTAATACAATTAAAGCGTGTGCAACATTACAAGATTGGGAATTAAAAGTTGAACGTTCTGGATTTTATTGGAATTTAGTGTTTGATGGATCTAAATATACACAACGGACTAGTCAAGTGAAGTTTATTCGAGGATGGATCCGACGGTGTTTTAATTTAAAATGATGAAAAATTTTAATCATGTCGGTAGTTATGAATTTGTTGAGTTGATAACTGAGACTATAAACAAAAAACGTCATTATGTGGTGGGTGATAAAAAATATCCTTCTGTGACTACTGTTACTGGAAGTCTTCCGTCTAAAGTTAAAGGGTTGAACGATTGGCGTAAAAAGGTTGGAGTAAAGGAAGCAAATAAGATTTCTACAAAGGCATCGGCAAAAGGAACTGCTGTACATAAACTCGTAGAAGAATATTTGAATAATTCATTTGAAGGTAAATTTTCAAACCCTTTAGCGATTGAATCATTTCGGACTATGCAACCGGTATTAGATAGGTATATTGACAATATACATTCGCAAGAAGTTCCTTTGTGGTCAGATCATTTGAAACTTGCTGGGAGAGTAGATTGTGTTGCAGAATTTGACGGAAGATTATCTATTATAGATTTTAAAACTTCACGGAAAGAAAAAAAGAAAGAATGGATTCCTGATTATTTTATGCAGTCGTGTGCATATTCAATTATGTGGGAAGAAAGGACTGATCTTCCTATTACTCAATTGGTTGTTATTATTGCACCTACAGATAAGAAACCTCAAATATTTGTAGAACATAGAGATAATTGGACAAACTCCTTATTAAAACAAATCAAACATTTTTACCAAAGGAATTCATATGGATATTAAAGATTTCAATTTTGATGATTTTGATTTTGATACTAATGTTGATTTTGGAATTAAGTCTGTCAGTAGTGATCAAGTAGATCAATCAAAAATACAAACGGAAAAATTAGAACAAGTTTCTGTTAGTTCAGAAAATGTATCACAGAAATTGGAACAAATAGAAAATAAACTTGAAGAGGTGTTAGGTGTAGCACAGAAAAAATATGATATTCGCCTTGAAGAAAAGGAGTTGGAATTGACGGTGGGAAATCAAGAAAAATTTAAAACATTAGAAAAATTGGTGATTCCATTACTCATGAATTTATCAAAAGATTCAGAGAATAATCCATATATACATTGGCCAAATCGGAAGCAAGTTGTGGAAGAGCAAATTAAACGAATTTTAATTGTTACAAGAGGGGAATAAAATGGCTTTCCTCTTGACAATTGGCCAGAAATATGTTATACTATAGTATAAAACAATTGAGAAGGAACTGAATAATGAGTGTTGATAGTTATAAATCAATGATGTATAAAGTTTATAATAGATTTCCAGATCAAGTTGAAGATGAATCTTTGATTGGGAATAGATGGATTGTCGAAGAAAAGGGTCGAGAATATTGGAATGCGTTCATTACCGAATTGAGACAATCTGAACCCAATAACCTACCTGATGAGAATGTCATAGATTGGAGAACTCGTATTGTAGATGTCGGAGAAAAATCGACAATGGTAACATGGATTCCTACGAATGATCCAGAAGATGATATTGCTACGTTGAGAAATTATTTAGAATATCACGAAAATTTATATTATACAGATCCAGATAATGTAGAAATTTCTGATTATGATTATGATATGAAGATGAAGGAATTAGAAAAATTAGAAAAGGAAAATCCTGAATTTAAATCTGAAGATTCACCTTCAGTTAGAGTTGGTTTTGAAGGTAGTGAAACACAATCAAGTCTAGAAAAACATCTTAAGGACTTTTAACCGATGATACGAAGTTGTCGATACACTGGACGTGGGTTCAACTCCCACCGCCTCCACCATAATGGGGGCGTAACGGATTCGACAGGTATGACGATGATGGAGAGTAGGTTATTTGGAGTGGCAACATCTCAGAAGTTGCAAACTAATAATTGGAAACGATTATGAATTACAAATGGCTGCCTAATAGGTAATGCCGGGGTCTATGGGGTACCTGTCAACAGAAACCCCTACTATATTTCCAAGAGTCTATATGGCCCAAGCAGATATAGGAAAGGTTCAGGTGACTCACCGATATGACATAAGTAGTCACCACGACTTGTAGGAGGAATAAAATGCACCATGGAGCAGTAACTAAAGTTATTAGGGATGGGTTGCTTGATATTAATACAGGAAAACGTTTAGGTAAAAAAAGAACAATTTCTGAGAATCTTTCAGGAGTTAAACGACCTAAAACACGATGGCAACGTATAAAAGATTGGTTGAATACTCCTGTTAAAGGACCTAATTAGATGGAGAAGAAATCTATTAAGGTAATCCCTGGTGCAAAGATTACATGGGAGTTTGTTGAAAAGGAAGAACCGATGAAAAAAATAACATTTTGGAGACGAGTAAAAAAATGGTTTTCAGAATTGCCTATATGGAGTATTAAGTGATGGAGAAAGTTTGTAAAAATTGTAAGCATATAGTTCCACATGTGCATGAGTATATTAATAATGAATGGAAACATAATGCGAAATGTACAAAAACTTGTAAAGATGGAAGCTTGTTTACCATACCAGATAGAAATACATATACTTGTGGAATATTTGAAGAAAAGGCTAAAGTTTTTCCGAAATGTGACGATATATAAGTATACACTTTTTTTATAGGAGTAACAAATGATTCAAGGTTTACAACGTGCAATGCTCAACGCATACAACAATTACAAAAAAGCAACAGCTGATATTGAGAAGAATGTAGAGAAGATTTCTAGTGGTTCACGGATTCCGAATTTTTCTGATGATAGTGTCGCTTCGGCAAGTGTCGTCCGAATGACCAATAAGATAGTTGCATTAGAACAAGCAAATCGGAATGTCAAGAATTCTCAAGATTTGCTTATTACTGCTGATACTGGAATGGCACAAGTCAGGACTATTGTTGAACGTCTGAGAGAAATTGGTGTCGAATCTTCAAATGATTCTACTTCACAAGAAGAACGAGTGATTCTTTCTGCTGAATATAATCAACTATTGGAAGAAGCTGAGTTTGTGGTTGCTACAACCAAATACAATGGTATTGAATTGTTAGGTGGTGATTTTACTAATAAGATAGTTGCAATTGGAATTAATGACGATCCAGATCAAAGAATTAATATATCATTGGGTGATGCATCTGCTGATGTATTGGGAAAGACTAAAGAGGTCGCTGGAACTCCCACGTTATTTGCTGTTTCTGATAGTTCAGTTGATGATACATCAAAATCACTTGATGCAGTTGAAACGTTAGACGCTGCACTTAACCAATTGATTGAACATCAAGCACGAATTGGTGCAACTATCCGTAGGTTTGATTTTACTATAACTAACTTGGAAGGCATGGTCTTGCAAACAGAAAACAATCGAAATAGTTTAACTGCATTGGATGAGGCGAGAGAAATCACTGATATGTCAGTGAATCAAATTAAACAACAAACAGCATTGGCAATGATGGCACAAGCACAATCCTTGTCACAAACTATATTCCAACTTTTACAAAATCATTAAGGAGATATGATATTTTATGGCGAAATTGACTGAAGAAGAATTCTTGGAAATAACAAACTTACACAATCCAAGAAAATTTTCTGATGCTATTTGTGATTTGGTTAGAGATGAAGGACTCGGTTACATGGATGCAATATTAGATTATTGTGTCAAACATAATATTGATACTGATATTGTGCCTAAGTTATTGAGTAAATCATTGAAAGATAAAGTCGAGGCAGAGGCAGTTAAATTTAACTTTTTACCAAGAACAGGATCTTTGCCTTTATGAGTTATAAAACTTATAAATTGTACATGGGCATTAAGCAACATTTTGAACAACCTGGATACGATTATTTTCGTTACAATGGTGGTGTCCGTGTACAATCGTCCGAGAAGTTTTATGGTCGACGAGGTTTTCCTCGTTACTTTGAAACGTTTAATAAACGATATAAAGAAGGACAGTTATTACCGTTTTTTGTTTCTAATTTTGTTTCTGGAAACAAAAGATTAGAAGATATGGTAAATACAGGTGATGATATTTTCGTTGCTTGGAAGAACCGTATGCAGAGTATGACATACAATTTCCAACAGGAATTGGATGTTATGTTAGATAATGTTAGTCATTTTGATGAATTGTTTAGGTTGAAAGATGCAGATCCAACAATATTAAAATTGTTTTATCAGGGTATTATTTCACCCGAAACATTTATCATTATGGATATGATATTAAATTTTTTCCCACAGTTTGATGAGGAGTTGGACGAGTATCAATGGCCAGCAAATCGAATAGTCTGTGAGAAGTATAAGAGTTTCCTTAGTGTCGATATTAAAAAATATAAGGAAATTATTAAAAATAGGCTTGACATTGCCTGAAAAATATGTTATAATATAGTATAATGTTTAGTGAACAAGTCGCTATACAACTAATACAACGCATATAAAACAATAAGGAGTATCATGTATGTCATCTTTTGCAAGTTTAAAGCAAAATCGTAATGCAACAATTGCTAATCTCACCGCAGAATTAGAAAAAACCCAACAACAAACGGTTAGTTATATCGATGATCGTTATTGGAAACCAGAACGTGATAAGTCTGGTAATGGTTATGCTGTGATTCGTTTCCTACCACAGACTGAAGGAGAAGATTTACCATGGGTTCGTATTTTTTCACATGGTTTTCAAGGTCCTGGTGGTTGGTATATTGAGAATTCACTCACAACTTTGAATCAGAAAGATCCTGTTAGTGAATTTAATACTGGTCTTTGGAATAATGGTACAGAGGCAGGCAAAGAACAAGCACGTAAGCAGAAACGGCGTCTGAATTATGTATCTAATATTATGGTAATTAAAGATCCAGCAAATCCTGATAATGAAGGTAAGAATTTTATTTATCGTTATGGAAAGAGGATATTTGATAAAATTAATGATACAATGAACCCAGAATTTCAAGATGAAACTCCAATGAATCCATTTGATTATTGGGAAGGTGCTGATTTTAAACTTAAAATTCGTACTGTTGATGGGTTTGTTAATTATGATAGGTCAGAATTTGATGCTACCGCTGCAATTCTTGATGGTGATGATGCAAAATTGGAAGAATTGTATAATAAGCAGTATTCATTGCAAGAATTGGTTGCGCCAGATCAATTTAAAACGTTTGATGAACTTAAAACAAAGATGGAACGTGTTTTAGGTTTTGAGGCAGATTCGGATCGTGTTAAATTTGAGGCAGTTGAAGAATCAGTTGATGCGGCTGAACCAGAAATTTCAGTTGAGTCAACTTATGAGGAAGGATCTGAAGAAGAAACTTTGTCATACTTTAAAAAATTAGCAGGTGAGTAGTTACTTATCTATGTTTAATCGAAACCCGTTAGTTAATTCTAACGGGTTTTTTTTAGGTTACTAATGCTACAATCTTGTTTGCAGATGGACTGTTTGGGTTAGTTGATGATGCCCTCCCAAAGAAATTTGTTTCTTCATTACTTGATACTGTAGTTGCATTTATAATATTTGGTGATAATGATGCTGTTTGAAATCCTGTATTCCCACCTGATGAATTTAATTCTATACTTCCATCATTAATTCTTTGTCCTCTGTTAAGAAATGATATTTTTTTGTCCTCTGTGTCATTATCTGTTGGCTTTTCATCTTTATTTGGTTTTAGATTTTTTGTACCAAATACCCATTCTTTTATATCAATTACAAATTGTTTTAGTCCTTCCCAAAGTTCATCTCGTAACCATCTTCCTGCATTACTTATCCACTGTGAGATTTTTTGTCCTCCTAATAAGGAAAGTATTCCACCTAATGCAGCTCCAAGGATACCTCCTCCTATTGTACCTACTACTGGGACAACACTTCCAGCTGCGGCACCAGCACCTGCCCATTTACCCATATTTGCAAATACACTCCAAATTCCTCTATCTCCTGTTCCAGCAAGTAATCCTCCGAGAGAACCAGACACTTTACCAACACCCCATTCTTTGTGTTTATATATTGCACCCTTTACCATATCCATGGCACCCATTATTGCAAAGGTAGCAAGTCCACCTCCAATTGCTAAACCTTTAGGACCAATTTTACCAGCAAGGCCTGCTATTCCTTGACCCATTCTACTTCCTGCAATTGCTCTTCCAGCTTTTGGAAGTAAACCTCTTCCTTTTCCTCTCCAAAGAGTTCTTCCTAATAATTCTCCTCCTGTTTCACTTGCAAGATTGCTGAGAAATCCTCCACCAGCACCGGCAGCTGTACCTCCGAGTGCAGCTAAATTACTAATATTTTTATTTTTTGAAAATTGATTCAGTCTTGCTAATTTGTTCATCTGCGATTCTCTTGATTCTTCTTCAGTAGGTTCTAAACCTTTAAGTGCATCTCCTTGAATCAGTACTCCTTCATGAACTTTACCCAACAAACTAGCAATTGGACCTGCAGGTCCTAATAATTTTGGACTACCAAATAAACCTTCTTTAGTTAACTCGATTAGATCTGTTACTTTATCTTCTACGGAATTTTCACGGCTAGCTATTCTTTCTTGCCGTTCAGCAGGAGGCAGGGCATTCATTGCAACTGTTGCTTCGGCAGCGGATGAGAGGGTATCAAGATTCATTATTTCTCGGAATCTAGCACGCCTATAAGTATAAACCCAATCTAATAAATCATATGTTTTTTCAGTTGTGGTAGCTATTCTGGCGAGTAAATCTGGAACTAAATTTGCGTCACCTTTACCTCCACCTCCAGAAGATGGTATTGAAGAAGGTTTTCCTGCTGTTCCAGCATCTGGTTCTATGTTGTTATTTCCACGAAACATGTCTCGGAGCATTAAAGCACCCGCCCAAGCATTAGAAATTAGAGGATCTGCTCCAAGAATTTTCATTCCAACTGCACCTTTGATTGCAGTTGCAAGACCAGCTTTTCTTTGTCTAATGACTGCTTGGACATTTTTAATGAAATGTTGAGTTCCTAATTCTTCTTCATCTTCTAAACCTAGCCAATTGTATCTTTCCTTATCTACATTAGCTAATAATCTCCGTTTTGTTGTTAGACTTTTAGTTGTGGATGGACTTTCTGGTTGGGCTTCTAGAGCTCTTATTTCTTCTTGTAATTTTAACCGTCTTTGTTCTATACTTGTTAAGACTTGTGCTGTTCTTTTACGTGTACGTGGTTGTCTGCCCATATGTTTTACCCGCTATTATTTTCTCGTTTAATTCTTTCGTTTTCTTCTTGAATGTGACTTTCAAGCATTGTTGTGTAAATATCACGTTCATATGGCATCATATTTTCAATTTCTGTTAAACTATAATTATGGTGTTGCATGAGTGCAAAATTTAAAATATAATAATTTTCTAGATTATTATGCCCCATGCCTATGTAAAAAAATTTTGGATACCTCTTATGTTGAGTTTTTCTTTATGGTTACAGTGTTCACAATCATATTTTAAATCATAGTAGATGTATGGCATAGTATCAAAAAATTCTTGTATTTTTAAAAAGTGTTCTTGAGTTAAACTTTCAAAAAATTCATTGCGTTCTAAATCTGTGTAGTCTGTCATTTGAAATTCTTCATCGGTTGTGTAAATAGTTTCGATACAATCAGAAACTAAATCATAAACTTGAGAAATTCCTGCATCATCTTCTTCTGTATTTTCAACCGATGTTAATATATCTATTGATGGATATTTCATTGTAACACCAATTACATCTTTGATTAATTCTATATCCTTTGTATGTTTTTTATCGGTGTTAATTTGAATATCATCTAAATTAATTTCAAATTGATTAGATTCTTCACATTCATTACATGCTAGTCCAATTGTTGATAATGATCCAACAGATTTTGAACGTAAGTTAACGAATAAATTTTCTATATCGAAGATTGGTAATATATTTACATTTATTTCTGGTTCAATAATACAATTTGAAATTATTTGTTTTATAGCATTGATAATTTCTGTTTCATCTTCTCCAGCTAATGCTGTTAGTAGAATTTTTTCTTCCTTTACTAGGAAAGGTCTGTATGTAATTGTGTTTGGTACTGAAATAATGTTTATTTTGTAACTTGGTACTTCAATTGTTGGTAAAGGCATAATTAATTATTGCTCCTTGTTGTATTTTAAAATTCATCTGTTCCTATGAGATTTCGTTTTATCCAGTTCCCCTTATCTTTTGTAAGTCCAAAACTCTTTGGATCGCTGCTAGAAACTGCAGGACCGGATTGAGATCTTGGTTCGGGCCAATCTTCTAATGGTTTATCAAAAAAGCTAGTTGGAGTTTTTGAATGAATTTTAGGATGAAAATCCTTCATGTAATTGCCCGGATCTGGAACTTTCATATCTGGAAGATCTCTAGTAGTAGATGTCCACCAATCATATGACATTGTAACTTCCATTTTTAAAACTTCTTCATCTCCCCAATCTAATGTTGTGTCATTTAAGATAGTTGGAAAAGCATTGTGTAGAGTGTATTTTCTCGTTGCATGTCCAGTTTGACTTAATTTTATTATTTCTATATTCTTTGTAAATTCTTCTCTATAAGCAACTTGCCAATTTTCATATCGTTTTTTTTCTTTATTTAAAGTGTTGAATATTAAAGTTGCCCAAGTTTCAAAATAATCTCTTTCAATGAGATTTTCAGAACAGTAAAAACTAAATGCAACATCTTCAAAGGTAGCACGATAAGGATTGTTTTTTTCTGGCATTCCAGTACCATATTGGCTGGTTGCGGCTGTTATCCCCGGAAGAATTGCTTGGTGACATCTTAAACTAATGACGTTTTCTTGTATATGACTGTTTGATCCTACAAGTAATTGTGATTCTCCACGCTGTCTAGATTCATTTTCGTAAGTTTTTTCAAATATTTGAACATAAAAATGTGAAGGTTTTGCTATTCCCATTCCAGATTGTAAACTATTTATGAATTTTTGTGGTACTCCCATTTATCTGTCACTCCAAACTGATTTTTTAGTTGCCTTTACAAATCGTTCAACTGGAAGAAAGATTGCTGTTTCCCAGTCCTCTTCTTTGACTAATAGAAATCTACCTTGTATATGACTATTTAGATATCTTTTTATGATAGGTTTTATGTATTTGTAACGTTTTAAAGTCTTGTAAGACATGTGTCTGTCACGTATTCTATTGAGTAAAATTCTACGTATTTTTGGTGGAAGATAATGCAAGTTTATTCCTAAGAATCCATCTGCATAACGTTCTAGTGGAATCACCAATGGGAATTTATCATAGTATGGAAGTTTATCTTTCAATTTTGGATTGTAGAAGAATAAGAACATTCCACCACGATGTATTTGTGAGACTAGATCATCTCTATGTTGTGCCCACATTTGAGCAGGTCCAAAGTTGCTTATTGCTCTTACTTGTTGACTGAACCAAGTCATTGCTCTTTTAGTATTTGCTTGAGTAATACCTCTTACTCTATCCCAAGCGGTCCATTGTTGTGGTTGTATTCTCATTTTTTATATCTCTTTAGAACTGGATGATTATATTCAGTTATTATCTTGAAAGTTAGATTTCGTTTTTTACAGAAACGTAATGCGGCGATCCATTTTGCCTCGTTGACTGCATATGTTTTCATTTCGTAGATAGTTGCCTTTGATTTTTTTGCTGGATTTATTACTTGATTTTGAGGTTTAACTTCTAATAAGAATTTTTCAATTCCCTTTTCATTAGAACGTTCTATGTAGAAGTCTGGATAGTATTTATGATTTCTCTTATCTATTGGACTTCTATATGGAATAATTATTTGTTCATATGACCATCTCACGATGTTGTGTTCCATATCACACCACTTCATAATATTTCTTTCCCACATAGACCGATACTTCAACTTTCGGGTGACACCTAAATACTTATGTGGATTTTTTAATTCATAAAAACCGGTTCTTGCCATACAAGTATTTATAAATAAAGCTACTAGTATATTAATATTTATAGGAGGTGAATTGTGTTAGGTACAATATTGAATTTAAGCAATTTGGTTTATACGCTAGACACGGCACGGGAGTTTACTCAAGGTACACAGGGGCATGGTGATGGGCACCTATATTCTCCAGAGGACTGGAGTGGAGAAGATCCTAGAGTTAAACAAAATCTATCAACGAGCCGTGAACAAGCGGCAAAGGACGCTGTAGCTTATAAACCAGGGGAGAACCGTGAGTCAAAAGGACCTCATGGTAAATATGCATTTCCAATAAATATAACAAATTATGATTACATACGTTATGAATGTAAACCATATCAAGATTTTATTTTAGGAAATACCCGAAATGAGGAACAAGCAGTACTTTATTTACCTATGCCAGCAGAACTCAATGAACAACTTGAGGCAGGATGGGGTGCCCAAGATGATTGGCTAAAGAGAAATGTTAAATATTTGAGTAAGCAAGCGTTAGAGTCAATAAAGACTGAATTTACTAAAGGAGTTGGAAAAACTAGTATAGTAGAAGATATAGTTGGTATGGTTGCAGGTGCATTTGGAGGTGGAGGGGTAGGACAAAGAACTATTGAACGCAGAAGAGGACGTATTGTAAATCCAGTATCAGAACAATTTTTTACTGGTATGTCACATAGAACATGGGAATTTGTACATAAATTAGTTGCAGAATCACATGAGGAAGCAATACGACTTGATAGAATTATTAATATTTTTAAAAGTGCTTCTTCAGCAAAATTAGGTGGTGGAGATTATTTTTTAAATTATCCTCTACATTGGGATGTTAGATTTATGATGGGGTCTGAAGGTAAAGGAAAGATGGAGAAAACCAATTTTGCTGATAAAGATAATCCTTATTTACCAAAACTAAATACGTGTGCAATAACACAGATTGCTACTAATTTTAGTGGTGCTGGAGCATGGGCAAGTCATATTGATGGTTCACCAGTTGAGATTGATTTAACACTTTCTTTGACAGAATTAGTAATACCTACAGCAGCGAATTTTGCGGGTCAAGCAGGAAAGAAAATTGGAGAGTTAGCAGATGTTGGTTGGGAAAGTAAACAACTGAAAGAAAATATCCATGTAGAAAATAAATAGGGAAAAAAAGAATGCCTATACAATATTTTGGAGCATTTCCTACAATTAAGTATACATTAACTAAAGATTTAATGGATGCTAAAACTGTAGTCGATATAACTAGACGAGTTGGAATTAGAAATGATTTTTCTGATTATATTAGTTCTTATTACAAACATGTAGTCACAGACAGTAGACCTCCAGAACAATATGCTAGAGGTGCATATGGATCTCCACTTGATCATTGGATTGTTCTTCATGTAAATGGAGTTGTTGATCCTTATTTTGATTGGGTATTAGATGGAAAGAAATTTGATGATTATATTCAGAAGAAGTATCCAGATGAAGTTTTAGTGTATGATATTTCAACTCTTAGTCCCGATGGTGATATTTTTATAATAGGAGAAACTATAACTGGAAGTGTTTCTAGTGCTACTGCTACTGTCAAAGATTATAATCCAGATTTAGGACAGATTGTTTATGAAAATAGTCTTGATCCTGATTGGGATCTTACTGATGTAATTACTGGTTCAACATCTAGTGTATCAGCTGATGTTGACTCTACTGTTAAAGAGTTTGCCGCACCAAGGTTCTATGAAGTTGTACGAGATAATGGAGATGGTTCTGTTGATAGATTGGTTGTTGATAAAGGATTTAGTGATGTTGAGAGAGCAAAACTTCCAGGAGGAACATCTTCTTGGGCTCCACCAGTTGCAGTTGATAATGCAACATATGAAGATAGGATAAATGAAGAAAAACGAGAAATTAAAATGCTGAACCCAGGACTTATTGGAACTTTTGAAAAGGATTTTAAAGATAAAATACGATGAATATTATTCCAGGATCATATAAAATAATAGCGATTGAATTATTTTCAGATTTTAGTGATGATCTAGTATTTGAAATGGGAAGTATTGCAGTTGAGGTGAATTTGTATGAAAATATGTTTGAAAATTGTATAACTGGAAATATGATATTTAATGATAGTAGAAATGTATATGGAAATTTACCAATTCTTGGTTATGAAACTGTTAATATAAATTATTCTGTTAGTGTATTGGATCCAAACAATAATTCTGTAACTACTGAAGAATTTGAGCAAAGTTATAAAATATATTCAATTAGTGATTATCAAAAAGAAAATCCTACGGTATCAGCATATGCTGTAAATTTTATTTCAGAAAAATATTTTACAGATATAACAACGACAATAAGTAAATCATATGTAGGACAACCTATTTCTGGAATTGTAAATAGTATTTTGGTGAATGATTTAAAGCTTGATGCTGATGAAATTAATATTGAAGATACATTACCACAACAAAATTTAATAATTCCAAATTGGACCCCATTTGAAGCATTGAATTGGTTGGCGAATAGAGCAATTTCTGAGACTTATAAAGGTGCGAGTTATGTTTTTTTTCAGGACAAAGATAAATATAATTTTGTTTCGTTGGAGAGTTTATTCAATGATATAGAAGATTCTAATATTACTACATATAGTCAATTAGTTAGAAGTATGGTTACTCCTAATCCTTATATTATTAAATCAATTGACTTTGACCAATCAATAGACATATCAGAAAACATTACCAGTGGAATGTATGCAAATAAAATTATTGAACATGATATTGTGAAAAGATCGTTTATAATAAACGAATTTAATTATGCAGACTCATATGATGCATATAAACATATGAATAATGGGAAATTAGATTTAACCGGAGACAAGTCTTATAGTAAAAAATATGATTCTAAGATAATGTATGTTCCTAAACATATGAAAAAGTATAATAATTTGAATTACAGTGATAGTGTACAAACCTCATTACCAGTAAGGATATCTCAATTACAACAATTAAATAATTTTGCAGTGACTATTATAGTTGCTGGTGATACAACAAAAACTATTGGTGATGTTGTTGATTTGAGGGTTGTTTCTCCTGAACCTTCTGGTGTGAGAGATGTATGGGATCCTGTTTATTCGGGTAGATATTTAATTGTTTCATTAAGGCATACAATAGATGCAGATAAATATAATACAACAATAACAGCTGTAAAGGATTCTTATCAAGATAATTTAGAAGATACTATTCCAGGAATTGCATCTGATACAATTGCATTTGCATAAACACTAATAAAATAAGGGGTGATAACGTGAATCAACAAGAATTGCACGAACAAGTTTTGTATCCTGTTACCAGAGTTAAGGCTGGAAAAGCTGGTGGATCTGGTGTATTGGTATATAGTGAGCTTGATCCGAAAAATGAAAATAAATATATTAATATTGTGTTAACTTGTCAACATGTGATTGATGGGGCAATTACAGTAAAAAATGAATGGGATTCTTTATTGAAAAGGGAGATTAAAAAAGATATACTTGAAGAAGTTGCTATTGAAGTTTTTGATTATGACGGATCAAAAATATCTTCTGCAAATAGTTCTCAGGCAGAAATTATTGCATATGACAAAGGACATGATTTGGCCGCAGTTAAGTTGCATAATACTAGACAACAAGATCATGTTGCCAAGATTTATCCTAAGTCAGACATTGATAATTTGCAATTGTTTGATGAAGTTTGGACAAGTGGTTGTAGTTTATTGCACGATCCATTTTCTAATAAAGGAGAATTAACTTATTTACGAGAAATGATTGAACAAAAGGCTTATATCATGTACAATGCACCGTCTATATTTGGAAATTCTGGTGGTGGAGTTTTTCATGCATCTGGAAGACTATTAGGACTTTGTTCTAGAATTACTAACATTCAATTAGGATTTGGAATTGATGTTATGACATGGATGGGATTCGGAACACATCCATTACGTATGTATGAATTTTTTGAACATCACGAATTGCAATTTGTATATGATGGTACTGACTATTATGACGCTAAAAAACGTAGAAAAGAACGTCAACGAAAATCTTTACGACATTTGTTTATCGAAGAAAAAGATGCCGATAAAGTAGATGTTGCAGAAGAATATGAGGTAACATAAGGAGAAAATTATGTCAAATAAAAAAGAATGTTGTTGTAGCGATTGTGATTGCATCGATTGCGATTGCAGCGATTGTAACTGCTGTTCATAATAAGGAGAAATAAAAATGCCAGTATATTACGATGAAGTAAATGAACGTTTAAAGTTTATAGAAAAAACAATGTGGGAATCTAACATTGCAATTGATTGTAGTTGTTTTGCAAGTTATATTTATCATTCTGATGTTAGTCAGTCAGCTAATTTATGTGAACTTGAATTTGATGCATACGATAAAATCCTTAAAACAATTACAGATGAATTTCCTAGGACCGATAAAGTTCAATTGTTAAAAGAAATGTTTAGTGTTGTATATAAACTTGAGGAAGAATACATCCAAGCTTGGAGAAAAAAGGAAGTTTTAATTACACAAAATACAGATGATAGAACAATTTAATACTTTTGTTTGGTGGCAAGGTCGTGTTGAAGACAGAGATGATCCGTTGGAGATAGGACGTTGCCGTGTCCGAATATTAGGATTTCATTCACAAGATAAAGGTGATATTCCAGTTGATGGATTGCCGTGGGCCTATCCAGCAATGCCTATTAATAGTAGGCCTGGCGATCCTCCTGTTGGACCTGTAGTGGGAACTTGGGTGATGGGGTTTTTTCGTGATGGGAATGATGCTCAAGAACCTGTTATGACACACATTATAGATTCTGGTTATAAAACTGAAGATGATTCAGCACCTCCAGAATCTGCACCATCTTGGGGTGGAAAACGTGAAATTTTAACTGATGAAATAAATACAAATCGTCTTGCAAGAGGTGAAACTGCTGATACGTATGTATCAGATTATACAGCTGGAGAAACTTTTGATGGAACAAGTACATCTGGTGAGGTTATTCCGATTTCACTTACAGTTCCAGATTTGGGTTATGATGCGAAGTATCCACATAATAAAGTAGAAGAAAGTCAAGCTGGACATGTTACTGAAGTTGATGATACTCCTGGTTCAGAAAGATTGAGTAAAGTTCATAGTTCTGGAACATTTGAAGTTATTAAGGGAGATGGAGCAAGAGTTGTAAAGATTATAGGGGAAGATTTTGAAATGGTTCTTAGTAGTAAAACGTTGAAAGTTAGTGGAAATTTGAATATTGTTTCCGATGGAGATATAAATTTTAAGGCAGGTGGAACAATACGATTTGAAACTGGAGAAACTGGACAGTTTAGAGTTAAGACAGGAGTTGCAACACAATTTGAATCACCTATATTTCAATTTGGTGGGATGGATATGACAGTGCCGTCTGTTTTTGGTGTATGGGGAGGAATTGCACATATGGGTGGGCCATTTACTTTGCCACTTCCTGCGGCTATTATTATTCCAGATTTACCTATTGTTGAACCAGTTATACCATCTAAACCTAAAACAATAAAATTAGGAGAATAGTATAGTGATTAAAAAATTGCCGAGAAATATTCCAATGGAAGATATTGATGTTACTGATGATGAATTGAAAAGTCTTATGAAAGCAGCTGGAGTTCTCCGAGAAAAGAAGATAATAGCATATGATGAGGAAACTAATACTCTTACTGTAAATTTAGATATGAAAGTTAAATTCAAAGGAAATCTTAATATTGATTGTGACAAACACGTTGTTATTAATAGTGGACAAGATCTAGATCTAAATCGAAATGACGGAGCAAAATATTCAATTTGGTTAAATCCAGAATTGGATGAAAATGAAAAACCTATGAAATATGCATCACCTCCGAAATTAGATGAATGAGATTAAATTTGTTAAAGCAGATGGATCTGAAACGACAATAGATTCTACTGTTACAGATTTTAAAGCTAATGTAAAATTTACTGATGATGATTTAACAAGTTCTGAACTTATACAATTTGATGAATTTATTGGTTCAGATGGTTCTATTGTAAATATGATAGTTCTTACATTATTTGCATCTCTCGGAGGAAAACTTAATAATGCGAATAGATTGCCTGTAAATATTGGTTTTGAAAATTTTGTTGATTTGATGGTTACACCCAGAAAATCTGGGACTCATACAAGAAATTCATTGAAATATGAAAATATTATTTCCTTTAAAAATTCAAATAGTGTTAATACTAAATTTAAATTGATTTCTGGAGAATTACCACCAGGAGTAAATCTTCCTAGTGGAATAGGTGGTACTGATCTCAATTTAAATGGTACGGTTTTTGATTCTGTGAATGTGTTTAATAAGTCATGGGCTATAAATAGTAATGAGAGTTCTAATTTTAATAAAGAAAGTATTTTTAAAAGTAAAGTTGAGTTTTTAAATTTAACACCTTCAACTGGATTATTTACTGGTCTTGGATTGAGTACTAAATCTGGACATCATAGAATAGTAGAATCAGTAGACACATATGTTGAAGATAGTGTAACAAAAACAAAAGTTACTGTGCCTTATGTTATAGGGACTGAAAGTGACCCAAAAACATTGTGGTATTCTAAAAATACTGTTTATGATGAACGAGGAGTTTTAACAAAAAATAAAGATTCAACTTTTCTCGGACAATTAGTAACTACTTCTGGGATTTATACATATACTGATACAAATATAGTTACCAGTACAGAAAATATACAAGATCAAGTAACTAGAGATTACAATTTTGAGATTGGAATGTATAATGGTGATACAGATGCATTGTTAACGCAAGAATCCTTTAGTATTAAAGTTTATCAAAATTTTGATGCAGTACGAGATGGATTTCTTAGTACAGAGGGTTTGAGTGGACGAAATAATTATTTTCCATATTTGGATACAGTGAGTAATTATAAATTATCTTTATTGAAGGAAGATGGAACTTCAACTTTTATATTAATGGATGATAATAAATTAAAAGTTAATGATACAGAAATAATAACTACAGATGGGTTGTTGTTTTTATTGTTAGAAAATGGCACAACAAGTAATATTACGTTACAACCGGCATAAATATGACTAGACCAATTACAAGAGTAAGTATAGATAAAGATAGTGGACATTCACAATATGGCCAAGCAGTTGCATGGAGTGAAGATCAATCAACACAACAGAGCAATCAAAGTGGTAAACCTTCGGAGAAGGCAAAAGGACCTTATGCTGGTAGTGGTGATGTTTTAATCGGAACGGAAAACTTGGGTGTAACAAATAATGTTGGTGATGAGATTGTTGGTTATGGTGTACATAGACAATATGATTTTAGAGAAGAACATGTTCCGTTTGGTGATTCTCAACCAGAGGGAAGAACTGTACGATTAGAAGGTGCTGAATTTCCTTGGTTAAAAACTGCTAGTGATACTGTTTTTGTAAATAGTCGGGGAGCAGGTAGAAAGGGAGATTTTACTATTTGCGGAGCAGCTATTAGGACTGGAAATGAAACTGTACAAGTTGGTGGTTCTGATCCAGATATAAATTTAGATGAGATACCTATTCTAGAGAAAATTAAAATGGAACTTGAATCTACATCCATAAAAATAGAGTTGGATGACTTAGAAAAAGCAAACTTATTAGAGGCAATTAATAGATGAACCAACAACCATTAGAACGTTCTTTATTATTTCAAGATCGAGAATATGTTGATATTGATCTTAATTTTACTAAGGCAAGGTCTACTGATATAGCAAAGAAAAAAGGTGAGAATGCAATAAAACAAGCATTAAAAGTTTTGTTGCTCACTGGACCTGCTGAAAGATTATTTCATCCTGAGCTTGCATCTGGTGTCAGGGATTTGTTATTTGATTTAGTTACACCGACGACTGCATATGAATTGCAATTAGCTATAGAAGATGTTATAAATAATTTTGAACCCAGGGTTAGTTTGGTAAGTGTAGATGTAAGTGCTGATCCAGATGAAGCTGCATATGATGTATCTGTGGAATTTTCTATTGTAAATCAACCATCGGGCTCTGTCCAATTAAATCTATTTTTAGAACGGTTAAGGTAAAATGGCTACAGATAAATTACGAGTTACAGAATTAGATTTTGATACAATTAAGACAAACTTAAAGAATTTTTTTGCTGATCAAACAGAATTTACAGATTATGATTTTAGTGGGTCTGGATTGTCTATATTGCTAGATGTTTTAGCTTATAATACACATTATATGGCATATTATTTAAATATGGTTGCCAATGAAATGTATTTAGATAGTGCCACTCAACGTGATTCTGTTGTTTCTTTAGCAAAACAATTGGGATATACTCCTAGGTCTAAAACAGGTGCTACTGCATTATTAAATTTAAGTATGGTTGAGGAAACTGGAGTTGATACAGATTTTGTTAAAATACCTGTATATACACAATTTAATGTTACTAGTTCAGGAAAATCTTATACTTTTTATACTTTAGAAGATAAAATTGTTGTTTGGGATAGTTCTGTGAGTAATGGAGATAGAACCTTTTCCGTGAGTAATTTATCGGTAACTCAGGGTTCTAAATTAATAAAGGAATTTGTTTTTACTGGTAATAAGAATCAACGATTTATACTTGATAATCCTGATATTGATTCATCAACTATTGCAGTTAAAATAAGAGCATCTTCTGGTGTGACCAGTTCTAATGTATATACGAAATATGATGGATTGCTTGCATTAACTTCTTCCTCAGAATATTATTTCCTTGCTGAAGCAGAAGATCAAACATATGAAATAAGTTTTGGTGACGGAGTTTATGGGAAAAAATTATCTGCGGGGAATGTTATAACAGTTGAATATTTAACAGCTGATGGAGCAGATGCAAATGGTTTAACAGGATTAGAACTTTCATCATCATCACAAGCTTGGGGAGAAGATTCATCTGGAAATCCAACAAATCTTACAGTAACTACTACAACGGCATCTGCGAGTAGTGGTGGTGGAAATATAGAAACTATTGATTCGATTAAATATTTAGCACCTAGATCTTTCCAACATCAAAATAGAGCAGTTACTATTGATGATTATAAAGCAATATTAACTGCAAATTATACTAACATTAGTAGTCTCCGTGTTTGGGGTGGAGAATCAAACAATACGAAAGATTATGGAAAAGTTTTTATTTCTATCAAACCTTTAATCGGAGAACAATTATCGGATCCAGAGCAAGAAGTTGTGAGAAACCTTTTAGATAAGTATAAAGTTATTGGAATTGGTATTGAAATAAAAGATTATAGAACGATAAGTTTGAAGGTAAATGCAGAGATTAAATATAATCCTACTTTAACTGCTGAAAAATCAGGAACGATACAATATAAAGTTTTGGAATCAATAAAGAATTATAATAAAAATCGTCTTGGAATATTTGATGGTGTTTTTAGATATTCACAATTAGTAGGTGATGTTGATGATGCTGATAACTCTATTATGAGTAATACTGTTAAAGTTTCAGTAATAAAACCTTCTTCTAAGGTTTTAGAATATGCACCTACTTTAGATGCCAGTACTTCGGCTGCAGAAAATGTTAACAATGCGGATGACCTTCCAAAATATCTATATTCAGTAAAATCTGGTCCTTGGGCAATCCCAACAGTTACTTTCAATGATCTTTATATAAAGGATACTGTTGTTGATTCAAAGGGAACTAAACGTGGAACAATTGCAATTGTTAATAATGGGTTTTCTAGTTCTACATTCAATCTTTTAGGACATGTTGTTGGATCTACTGGTGCATCAAGTACTTTTTGGAATTTGTTGACAGTTAAATTAACTGATGTTCCAGATTTAAATTGTAAAACTGGAATTATAAAAATAGTCAATGCAGAAGATGGTGTAGATATTACTATGAACAATTTTAGCAGATCAGGAGAGCCTAATAGTGAGTATGCAAAAGCAAGTAGTTTTAATCCTATTGTTGCTAAGATTGATTATGAAACAGGATATATACATTCATGGAAACCATTTCCGGTTGTCAATATTGTTTCTGGAAAAAATACAATTGATTTTATAGGACAAATTAACCCACAAGATATTATTCCAGAAAACTTAGAAATTTTAGAAATCAGGGACGAGTATACTACTGCAACATTAATTACGGATTTCGACAAATAATATGAATTATCAAGATAAAATTTCACGTACTATATCACAATTCATTTATTCTCAATTACCAGCGACAATACATCTAGATTTTGAAAAACCTTTATCGGGAAAAACTGATAGAACTCTTTTTACAAGATTTTTAGAAGTATATTATGAATTTTTAGAACAAAATGTATTGGCAACACTTGCTGATAAATCAAATAATAGTATTGGAATTTCTCAGTCTAGTATGATTGGAGAATTTGTGAATGAATCTGTTCCAGGATTGCATGGAGAATTAATGCGTCTTACTGGATATAGAGATGTTGATTTGATAAAGGATGATTTGAAGTATAATTTATATAATGAATTTTTATATGGATATACTGGGGATTTACTTGGAGATAGAGATAGACTTTTAAAGATTGCAAATTTACTTAATAGATCAAAAGGAACTGCATTAAGTTATGACATACTATTTAGATTTGCGTATAATGTTACTGCAAAATTTGTAGAACCTGCTAAAGAGATATTTAAATTATCTTCTAATAAATATCACATTGAAACTAGGATGCGTATTCAAGAAATTGATTCTAGTATTGAACCATCTAAACTTGCTAATTTTTCTGAATTTGCTGGTACGTATGTAGTTGGACGTCAAACTGGTGCTAGGGCATATGTTTTAAATAGTGACCATGAATCTAATATTAAAATCTTAGATACTGCTCCTGTTATAACTGTACTTTTAGGTAGTGGGGGAACTGGTTATAAAATCCCTGGTTCATTGGATCCAGCAGAAGATGGACTTTCATTATTAAAATCATATGATAATCGGTATTCTAATGGAGTAGTTTCTACATTAAAATCTGTTTTTGTTGGAAGTGGTTATGAACGAATTTTAAAAATTGAATTATTTGAAAACAACCAATCAGGATGGGCAAAAGGTGATGTACTTTTACCTATGGCGAATTTTGATGAAACGACAGAACATTCATTTGCTGGTTGGAATATTCAATCAGGAATGGGAAAAATAGAAACTATTACTACTGTAGGTAGTAAATCAATCTATCATGTTGTTACTTCAGATCCAACTGATACAGCTACTGCATATTGGAATTCTGGAAAACCTCCAGAATTTTCTCCTAGTGAAAAAGTTGTTCCTGCTGAATTAGTAATACCTCCCGAAAAGGATTTTTGGAATATTCCCATTACTTATGATGCTGAAAGTGGTTATGAAATATATGCTTATCAAGGCACTACTAATGTTAGTGATGTTGTAACTAGTAAAACTGCGGATGGTAAAGTTGCATTTTATGGAGATGAAAGAGCTCTAACTCTTGGTTATGATGATACTAATGCTAATTTATATAAAAGAACACAAAGATTGGTATTAGATACTGTTGACACTTCTGGGTTTACTATAGGTGGTATTGTAGAACATCCAGGTCAATCAGCTCAAATAATTCAAACAAAACGTGGAAAGGTTTTATCGTGGGATTCTTCTTCAAAAATTATGTGGATTGAATTATTAGAAAATACTCCTGGTGTTGTTACACCTTTTACTCGTATTGATACAGTTGAAGAATATGATTCAACTCCAATTTATACTGGAGTTCTCACTTTCACACAAGGTGCAACATCTGGTACTTGGTATTCAAGTCAAAGTGCTACTACTGTTTCTATATATTCTACTAGTCTTTATGGAACTGGAGCAACTTTTTCTATTACAACTGATAGTTCATCTGTTGTAACTGTCAATGCAACGCCTGTTACTGCTGGTGTAGGATTTTCTGTTGGTGATACTATTGTATTGCAAGATCCTTCTGGTTATACTAATGCAACGGTAACACTTACTGTGGCTAGTATTAGTGCGATTGTTGGACAAGGAACTATTTCTACTGCTAACGGAACAAAATTATTTTATGGTGCAACCGCAGTTGATCCGTCTACTGATCAGATTACAATAACTGCACATGGATTTTTAACTGGGAATTTAGTTGTGTATAGAAGTGGTGCTTCTGCAATTACTGGTTTGACTTCAAGTGTTTCTTATTATGTAATAAAAGTAGATGATGATATTTTACAATTAGCTACTTCTAGTTCTAATGCAATTGCTGGTACTGAAATTGATATTACAGCAGATGGATCAAATGATGCTCATTCTTTGACCGGTGTTGGTTTTGATGTTGGGGATAGTGTAGAAGTTGAACCGTATACAATTTTAGATGTTACTGAAGGTAATAGTACTGAATTTACAGTAGGTGCTGAAGTTGTTCAAGAAGATTCGTCGAGTAGGGCAAGTGGAATTATTAGTAAATGGGATACAGCAAATAATAAATTGTATGTGATTGACGTTAATGGTAGTTTTAGCACAACGTCTACAACACCATTAATTGACGGAAATAATTTGAAAGCAGATACAATTTTAACTGCTACTGTTGTAAGTGGCGGGAGTGGATATGCAGTTGATGATACTGTTAGTGTTGATGATAATGGTGCGGGAACTAATGCAATTTTAACGGTTGCTACTATAAGTGGTGGAGGTTCTACTGGTCCTGTAGTTACTTTTGATTTGATTGGTGGTGCTACAGGTGGTACTGGATATTCTGCTACGACTGGTGAAAGTACAACTACTGAGACAGGTGCTGGTTCTAGTGCAACAGTTACGACTACTGTTGGAGGAACTAGAACTGCTAGTACTGTTACTGGGATTTATAAGTATGTTAGTGGAATTGTAAAAAGTACTACTGATCTGAATACTGCAAGTAGTATAACAATTGGAAATTTATATTCTGTTGGAGATTCTTGGTTTGAGGAAGGAGATCCAGTTATTATAAGAGGAACAGAAACAAATGATTATATACGTTTTGTTATAGGAAGTTCAACAAGTTCTGCCATTGTACGTTCAGTTACTATTGCAGCTGGTGGTACAGGATATGATGCAGGAAGTTTAACATTTACTGGTGGGTCTCCAACTACGCCTGCAACGGGAACCTATACTGTGGATGGAGGAGTTATTGATACTATAACAATTACTAATTTTGGAAGTGGATATGATTCTGCTCCAACGGTAACGGGTGGGAGTAATACTGGTGCCGCTACACTTACAGCTGTATTAAGCAATATGGCAGTCGCTTCTGGATATACTAAGGTTAATATTGAAGTTTTAGATGGAAGTTTTAGTGTTGGTAGTAATATTAAATTTTATAAAAAGGATGCAGCTGGAACTGAACTTGATACTTTAGATTGGACTGATTGGACTTTAAATAAGATTTATTACCAGTTAAAAGAAGTAACTGGTCTTAATGGAACTTCTGTTGTTAAAAGTATAACAACAGCTGGGTCTATAACTGGTTCTGCTACGACATATGGTACTGGTAGTGGATTGATTGTAGATTATACAACAAGGGGAGATGGTGGAATAGTTTCTGCTACAGCTTCCGATCCTGGAATTGGTTATTTGGTCGGTGATAAAATATATATTTTAAGTAATGTTGCAGATGCTTATAAGGTAGGTGGTCTTTCATCTGGTGCAGTTCTTACTGGTGTTTCTGGAAATAATGGAATAGTTACTGTTACTTCTGTGAATAGTTTTGGTGGAGTGACTGGATTGGCAACATTAACTAGTATTGCTACTACTTTTACTCAAACTGGAACAAATTTAGTGGGTGATATTAATAAAGATGGAGTAGTAGATCTGTTTGATTTAGTTTTAGCTGCTAGAGGAGTTGGAAGTGGATATTCTACAGATGGAACAGCTGTTATAACTTCTTATGGAAATGGAAGTGGATTAGTCGTAGATTATGATGTTGCTAGAAATAAAAATGTATATGAAATAGATATCGATACTCTTACACCAAGTACTTCTGGAACAGATTATCAAGTTCACGAGGAAGTTAATATATTACATAATTCTAATTATACTTTGGGAGGAGTTGAGGTTACTTTAGATGATGTTGCTGGTGATGGAGAATTAATATTAACGTTGCAGGATACAGTTGATGATACTCCATTAAATGATGATATAATAGATAAAATAGTTACCCAACATTTAGGTGGTAACAAATTTGCAACTGGAACTGTTAGAGGATGGGGACCTAAAAAACTTATATTATCTGATATTAATAGTGTTAGTGGCGTGGGTTACTGGAGTACAGATCCTCTTTTTCAACGTTTTACTAGTGAAGATTTTGGTGGAATTCCTGATTGGAAAATAAAAAAGATAGAAATGGTTGAACAAGATAGTATAATTAATCTTGGGACAGTAACTGGTAAAGTTGTTTCACAAGATCATACAAAAAAGACAGTTGTAGTTTCTAATATTTCTAATGCTGATTTAGCAACTGGATTTGCAGTAGATGATAATGTAACTCCTGTAACAGATCCTCTTGATGGAATTGCCCATGAAGGAGATGATAGTATAGGATTTAAAGTAAAATCTATTGGAAATTATCAAGTTGCACATCCACAAAATGGAACTCGTATTGCAGTTTCAGGATTAGCTTCAGTTACCGCTACTAAAGATTTATATGGTGGTATTGGAACAGATGCTACTGTAGATTATACAACAACTTCATCTGGTGGAATTAGTTCTTTTACTTTGAACGCAATAGGAAAAGATTATAAAGTTGGAGATGAATTGACTATACGTAGTAGTTCAACGTTACCAGCAGAAACAGTTGGTGGTAATTCAAGAAAGTTGCGTGTTAATAAAATCCAGGCAACTGGTATTGCAGGACTTACTTACTTTAAGGAAAGTACAGGTGAAGTTTCAACCACTGCTAGTGGATTGACTTTAGATTATGTAGTTAATAGTTCTGGTGTAGTTACGAGTGTTGCTATTAATAATCCAGGAGTGGGATATAAAGAAGATGATACTGGAAGCAGTGGGGATAACAAAGAAGAAGTTTATTTGGTACCTACTATTGAAGATAAGAGAGATATTGGACTTAATGGATCATCAACTAATGCAGTTATTAAAATAACTGATACTGATAATATTATTTTAGTTGAATCTGCTGAATTGTCATTGCGTAATGATATAGAAAAAGGTCCTTTTGGAGAAGCATTTAGTACAATTGAAACAATTACTGCACAGGATAAAGATGGTAATGATATTAAAATAAGTAATTCTGAAAATGTTTTACGTGCAAAAGTTGAACCTGTTATAAGTGGTGCAACTATCACCAATGGGGGAATTGGTTATCGAGTAGGAGAAGAAGCGGCAGAATTGGATGCATCTGGTGTTGGAGGAAGTGTAGCTGTGTCGGCTGTTTCTACTGGTCCTGTAGAGTCAATTATACTTGATAGTAATGCTAGTAATCAGGGAAGTTCAATAGGTGCTACTCATAAAATAGGATTTTCTATTCGTTATATTGATATATATGGGTTTGCTCCAACTAAAACTGGAAGTTTAACTTCTTATGCTGATATAACAACAGAATTTGAAATAAATTCAACCTGGAATTCAGGAACAAATTATGGAGCTTCTCTCAGTACACATTGGCCGAGTGGAGATGTTTTTTCCAATTATGATAGACTTTCTATTTTAAGAGAAGGTAGTACGGGAACTTTATATCATATTGTCAAATTTGAAAATATTTCTACTAATAAATGGAGATTGTGGTTGACAGGAGAGATTAAATCAGAAAACATATCTGTTGGAAAAAATTATATTGGTAAACAATATCATTTATCATATGCACATAATAATCTTGGGGGCTGGCTTGCAGGAATGATTTATAATGGAACTAATGGAAATTTAAATACTGATCAAGGATGGATTGAAAGTGATCTAGGTTATACTGGGGCAACTGATGAGAAATTTGCTAAACCAGTAGCAACTTGTTATGGGTCTGAAATTAAAACAGTAGGGCCGAGAGTTCCTCAAGCAATTATTGAAAGTTATGCTAATAATAAGATTACTGGAATAGAATTGTTAGATGAGGGAGATGGATATAGTGATTTTCCACTGGCATATGCTTATAATACAGCAAATGATCAAATTGATAAAATGTGTAAGTTATATTCATATAGTAGTAAAATAGGGTCAATTATTAAGACTGAAGTTAAAAATATTGGGTTAGGATATACTGGAAATGATATTGCTTTTGGAGCAAAATCAGCACCTGGTGGAAATGATGGAACTGGTTATCCAACTGCAACTGCAACTGGAACATTACTTACTAGTCCTATTTTTACGAGTAAACCACGTGCAATTGATAATATAGGATTCACTGATGGAACACAAATATTACGAGATCCAGATGTCTATAACGATTTTTCATATGTATTAGAATCTTCTATTTCTCCAGAAATTTATAAAGATATGTTAGAAAAAACTATACATCCTGTTGGTTTTAGAAGTACCCCTAAATACGTATATGCAGGTAAACCAGATAGTCATACTAAATCAATCTTAGTGGTTGAGGATACAATTGCCGCTGATGTTAAACAAGAAACGACATAGGAAAAAAATATGGCATTATTAACAAATAATCATAAATTAGAATTAGCAAAAAAATATTTAGAATTGATTAATAATGGAGATGTATATTTATATGTTGGCGGGATAGTACCATGGACGGATGAGGCATCTCCTCCAGCACCAACAAATGCTGATAGTGATGATATTTCCATATGGAATAATATGGTTTTTTGCAAAAAGGTAACTAATAAAAGTTTTGTTGTTCCTAGATATGATTATACTGCAGGAACTACGTATCAAGAATATTCTCACGATACTGATTTAGATGGTTTACAATATTATGTTTATTCTAATGATAGTGGAAATCATAATATTTGGAAATGTATATCTAATAATGGAATAGCTGCTAATTCAGCTGGAACACCTTTAGTTAATAATATTACAGCAGGAACTCCAACGTCAATAAGACATTATTTATCAAAAAATTTAGCTAGTAGTGATGATGGATATATTTGGAAGCATATGACTACTTTTTCAACTACTGATGAAGCTAATTTTGCAACGGCCACAACAGATACGATAGGAGGATGGTTACCAGTTTCTCTTTCAGATATGGTCGAAGATAACAGAGAGAAGGCGGTTTCAGGAGAAGTTTATCATCTTACTGTAAAGGGATCATATAATTTTTCATCTACTACAACTTGGTCTGGATTTATAAATAAAAAGGTTGAGTTGGTTGGAGATGGAACTGGATTTGAAGGAATTATTAAAAAGATTCCTGCAGGAAATTATTATATTGAGATTGTTGATAAAGGTTCTGGATATTTTAATATTGATGAGATTAAAGTAGCATCGGCGACTACACATTCGGGTCTTAGTGTTCCTTGGATTAATATTTTGAAACCTATTATTTCTCCAATTCGAGGACATTCTTATGATGTATTGGATGAATTAAATGCAACCAGACTTATGGTAACAGTAGATTTAGCAGAGAGTGAAACTGGATTTATGTCTGAGAATCAATTTAGACAAGTTGGATTACTTTATGCGCCTTATGCATATACTGCAAATTTTGATGATTATACTGTGACAAATGGAGAAGCTTTGGGGACAAAATTTACTGGTGCTTCTGGAATTCCTACATATAAATTTACTTTAACGAGTATAACTGGAGATATAACGTCAATAACAGAGTTGAATAGTTATGTTGCTCCAAGTTCAAGTTCTACAGATATTACAGTAACACAAAGAGATGCCAGTGATGGTAAAATAGCAAAAGGAAGATTGGTTGAAGTAGAAGGAGGATCTGGTCCTGATATTCATGTAACATTTGATATTGGTTATGGAACTTCTGCGTTTAGTACAACAGCGACTGATTATGATTTACACATGACTAATGGAACTGAAACTGCTGTTGCAGAATATTCTGCTGTTACATTACCTACAATTAAAAGATATACGGGGAGCATCTTGTATAAAGCAAATATTCCTCCTATTATACGACAATCAGGAAGTACACAAAAAATTAGATTAGTTTTAGAATTTTAGGGGTAGACAAACATGGCAAAATTAGATTTTAACACTTCTCCGTATTATGACGATTTTGAGACTGTTAAGGGGGATAATTATAGGAGGATATTATTCAGGCCTAGTTTTGCTGTACAGGCGAGAGAATTAACCCAACTCCAAACCAACCTTCAAGAACAGTTGAAAGATATTACTAATGCAACTTTAGACAGTGGAAATCAATTAGTTCCTGGGGAATTAATTGTATTAACAGATGTTCAACAAATAATACTAACTTCAAATGGTTTATTTGATACTTATCATACTGATTCTATAGATCCTTTAGTTGCTAGATATGTAATTGGTATGAATATACAAACTGATGGTGGAGAAAAAGTAGGAAAAATTATTACTTCAAGACCTCCTAGCACTGGCGAGAATTATGAAAGTATATATGTAATTCCGAAAACTGGTTCTAGGTTTGTAAATACTGATACATTGTATGAATCTGGTAATGATACTGGAGAGACATTGGCTGTTGTTGGTGATGGTACTAAATCTGCGGTTTTAGCTTATATAGGTGCTGGTACTTATTATATTAATGGATTTGCAGTAGAAGTTGCCTCACAAATAATAATAATTAATGATGGATATACTGATTTATCTAGTTTAAACTATCAAATAGGATTAACTGTTACTGAATCAATAGTTAATGAACTTACAGATGCTAGTTTGTTAGATCCAACATTAGGAGATCTTAATGCTAATGTAAGTGCAGCTGGCGCAGAAAGATATAAATTAGCAGTAACGTTATCTTCTAAGAAATTTGACGAGGACACTGGTTCTGCCACTCTTAATGAAGGGTTTGTTGAATTGGCAAGAATAATTGATGGAAAAGTTCAGAATAAAATTTCATATCAAGATTCTATTGCTACTAAAGATTATGTTACAGATGTTGTCAGTCAAGAGGAAGAACCATTTACTATTGATGTTGAAGATGATATTGATAATAGTGTTAAATTGAAAATTACTTCTGGCTCTAAAATTGTTGATGGAAAAAAGGTAGTTGTTAGACAAGCAAATGAATTTACTTTAAGTGGAAGTATTGGAACTGATAAAACTAGTAGTCTTTTAGATGGTACTACTTCTTTATGGGGAGGATCTTCTGTCCATACAGAATCTGGTTTGCGTGTTGTAACTAAAAATGGTATTAATATTGCGGGTGGGGGAGTTTGGCCAGATTTTGCTCCAGATGGTAATACAGTAGAAAATAATAGAGTAGTATTAACTAAAGAAATAACTGAAGGTACTTATAAGTCTATCGGATCTGCTAGAATTGAAAATATTACTTTAGCAGAAAATATTACTAAAATACATTTGGATGGTGGTGATATTGCTGAATATACTGATTTAACTCCAGGAGAATTTTTAGTACAAACTTATAATACTACTGCTGGATCTGGTACCAGTGGGTTTAAAGCAAAGTTTCTTAGTGCTGTTGTTGGTAACACTGGAAATATTGTTTTAAATGTACAAGTTCATTTTGGTATTATAAACACAGGTGCTAATTTAGAACGAGAATCGGGTAGTATTGCTGTACCTGCAAGTTTGATATCAAATGTAGGATCTGTTGTTGCAGTAGGATCTGATGGAATTGCTGTTTTTAATAATGATGATTATAGTTGGTTACCTGCACAAGCAGAATTTGAAATTGGATTGAATGACATTCAATTTGATGAAATTGAAATTGCTAAATTAACTATTAATGATAGAGCTGGAACTCATGGTGCCACTGCCGGAGATAAAATTGAACTTGAAATTGCAGCTGCAACTGCAAGTGTTTCAGCAATTACTGTAGAAGGTACTGTTGTGTCTCAAACTACAACAGAAATTGTAGTCAAAGATATGACAGGAAAATTTATTCCTATTAAGGGAAAATATCTTCTTGATGGTGATGCAAATGCTACTGTTGATATTACTGCTGTAACATATGAACCTCCTATAAATCCTTATACAATTGCAGATGTAACTCATTTGGTAAAATATACGGCTACTAATTCTAAACGAAGTTTAACTGATGTAATTTGTGAATTGGATACTAGTAGATTATATAGTGTAACTGTGAGTAGTGATGAAATATATCCTATTTCTTCTGAAGCTGATAGAACAAAAACTAGAGAAGTAGGGGAATTTTCAAATCCTAGGTTGTATAAAATTGGAACTTCAGTAAACGATGTTGATGGTGTTACTATTACAAAAATACGTAAAACATTTCAACAACCAGCAAATAATGATTCTACTAATGGTGGTTGGATTAGTATCAATTTAACAGATGATTTTACATTTGATCCTGTTGAACCTGTATTAGTTTGGTCGTCGAGTACAAGTGCTGGAGGATTTTTGAATCCAACACAATATAAGTATGATTTTTCAAATTCTAATAAAAATCTAGAAATACGTCAAACAAATGATTTAAATCTTCCTGTAATTGAACAAACACTTGATTTTAATACTTCATCAGCTAATCCGGCAATAACTACTGCACAGAAAAAATTATCTTCTGTATTATTATCTACTGCCAATACATTTTATGTTGTTGCAACGGTTACTAAAGCAAATGGAAAATCTGCAACAAAAACATTGTCTAGTAACCATGAGTATATAACAGACCAATTAATTTCTGGATCTACTGAAATTTTATTATCAAAACCTGATATTGTTTCTCACAATTTTAAAGTTTATGAGATTTCTAAAGATGCGACATTTGTTGGCAATTGGCCAGATCTTACACCAACTGTAGGGGATTTGCCTGCTAGAGGTTTTGATATTACTGATAGATATACATTGGATACTGGACAAGATGATTCATATTATAGACAAGGAACTCTTAAATTAAAAACAGGAGAAGAACTTCCTGGAGGACCTATTTGGATTGCTTATTACTACTTTATTCATGGGACTGGAGATTATTATGATATATCTTCTTATGCTCATCTTGGACAAACTGTTGAACAAGGAATTCATTTTCCAGTAAATGTTACTTGGAAAAGTAAGTTTGATAATAAAAGTTCAGCTTTTCACCATGATGATATTCCAGTTTATGAAGGCAAAAATGGTATAACATATCGTTTAAGTGATTGTATTGATAGTCGAGGAGTTATAGATAGTTCTGCAAATCCACATACAGGAATAAACCGTAGTCCATTGACATCTTTTGGAGGAGAGATAAAGGTTGAAAAACTTGGAGTTTATCCTGCAAAAAATAATACTTTAACTTTAGAATCTGATGGAATTGTAAAATTGTTAGAAGGACCTAAGGATAGTAGAGTTCAAGATTTTAATCTGGCTGATATTAATAGTACTTATCAGGAATCAATATCGGATGGAATAAAATTGGCAGATGTTAAGATTAATGGTTATTTGTATGATAAAAATAGTGTTAATGTTAATCCTGTTGGAACAGATTCAGCTCAAAAAGAAATTGTTCTTAAAGATGATGTAGAACCAGTACACGTTTTCCGTGATTCTTTGGGTGGAGATGTAGATAATATAGAATATTCTGTTGCAACAGATGGAAATAAAATAAGACCGAGTTTTACTAAAAAGCATATTACATTTGATAATACTTCACTTCAAGCTAAAGATAATACAATGTTAGCATCAGCAGGTACACTTTCAAATTTACAGAAAAATAATTTGATAACATTTCCTGCTACTGCTACGAAAATTGAACTTGAAAATTCTGATACTGATGGATCATTATCAATTAGATATGCAGAACCTGGTGTGTATTATGGAGTTATGCAAATTTCTCCTTCACAATATCCGAATAAATCTGGTAGAAAATATACCGGAACTAAATGGAAATCATGGGAATTGGAAGCAGATGATACAATATCATCAAAAATAATTAAAGTAACGGTTGAAGGGTTGAGACCAATATGTAAAGATATTACTGTTAAATTTGATGGAAAAGATATAACTGCTCCTGCTCATGGGTTATCAAATAAAGTTGCAAATTCTTATGCATCAACGAATAAATTTCAAACTGATGAATTTGGAAAATTAGAATTTAGTTATAGAATTCCTAATATCAATGACGGATATGTAACTTTAAGGTTGAATAAGGATGTTACAGAGAGTATTGAAGTTGATGATATAGTAAAACAAAAATTTATACACCGAATAGAGCAATCTAGTCAAGATGATGGAGGTATTAACGGTTGGTTAGAACAATCTAATGAATATGTGGTTTCGACTGGTGTAGTTGAGTTTATCCAAGTTGATTCTAGTGATGATTCATATATAGGATTAAAAAATGTGACGGGAGAGTTTAAACCAACTGGGAGTGATGATACGTATGATACTAATAGTGGATTATTGCGTGAGGATGGAACTACTGCTGTCGGAGTTATTTTAGATCATGCAGAAGGATCTGCATTTCCATGTGGATCAAAATTGATTGAGATTAGTTCTAGTGATAATACTATTAAAGCAGAAGGATATTTTTATGGAACAGATAAAGTAAATACAGATTTATCAACTAGAAGTTTGGATCATAATATACCAGAACAAGGCGAAACTAGTTTGTTCCAAGAAATTGAAATTTTGAGTGATTGTTTTGCACAAAGTGTTGATTTAGGATTTTCTGTTATTCATACTATTCCAGGTGATGCAACTGATTATTTAGATTTGCCTAAAGTTATTGTGCAAATACGTAAACTCGTAAATGGGATACCAAGCAATAAAGCACTCCCATTTTCTACAGTTTCTAAAACGGTAACTGCAATAACAACTGTTACTGCTGGACAAGGATGGGAAAATTTTGCTTTTAATGATTATGTTTATCTTAAAAAAGGTAAATATGCAATCTCAATTTCATCTAGTTCTACTGAATTTGCTTTACAAACGTTGAATGTTGACAGTGGTTCTGGAACTAGACCGTTGACAATTGGAAAACTCTATCAAGGTAATTATGTAAATCCTTCTGATATATTACGATTTAGATTACAACGAGTTCATTTTGACAATCCTACTAATAAATGGGTTGAATTACAATCTTCTGGAGATGCTAATTGGGGTACAGATGATAATGCATATTTGTTGTTAGAAGATAGTATTTCTTCAACATTTAATGATAGTAACTTTACTATTAAGGTTCCTGGACATGGGTTTAAAGTAGGAGATTCAATAATTCTTGATGGGTTAAGAGGAAGAGTAGAAACAAAATATACCCTGGCTGCAAGTCCAAATGCAAGTATTGCTACAGATTTAAATCTAAATAAGATTGTTTATTCAGCATCTATTAATACGTTAAATCCAAAAGGAATTACTCTTGGTGATATAAAAGGACCTTGGGGATATGCGATTGAATATGATACTGGAACTTTAGCATTAACTGTTGCTATGATACATGGACAATTCAAGAAAGATGAAGAAATTGCATTTTTAATTGAAGATTCAAGTACAAATGATACACTACAAGGTGTTGTTTCTAGTATATCGAATTCTGATTCTAACTATATAAATGGTTATAAAGTTAGTCTGCTTAATGGTGATGCTACGGATATTGTTTCTAAAACAGCAAATACTATTACAGTGGGTATTGCCATGGGACTGTATATGAGGAGAGAAGGTATTGCACAAGGTACGTATGGTGCGACATTGAAAGAAAATGCTAGTAATCAAGGGCCTGCATATAAGAATGATCTATATTCGGCTCGAGTAGGATATATAACTCCTGGTGATACTAGAGTTAGTTGGTTGTTAGATAGTCTTAATTCTGGTATTAATGTTTGGCCAAATAGATTGGTGCAGAATTTAGGTTTTAGTAGATATCGTGAAGATATATCTTTATTTCCAACCTTTGCACATGAACCTGGTACTGATTATAGAACTAGTCCAGTAATAGATAAAGAAATGATTGATTTCTTGGCAATTAGTAATATAATTGATAGTACTGGAACTTCTGCAAATTATGTGAGTAAATCTATAAATACAAGTAAACCAGCAAATTCTTTAGAAATTATTTTAGATAGTTCGTTGCCAGGAGGAACTGGATTGAATGTTTATGCTAAAATAAACTCACCAAATTCAGTTACGTCTGATACTTGGATAGAATTAAATCCTGTTGGTGTTTTAAAAATTGGTGATGCAGAAAATAGATTTGTCGCTAAAGAAATAGGTGATTTCACAAATTATCAAATTAAAGTTAGTTTGAAAGCAACTGATTCTAGTAATGTACCTACAATTGAGAATCTCCGATATGTTTCAAGTTTGCAAGGAATAACAACTAAAACACTAAAAACTTCTACAGCTAAAATAGCAAATGTTTGTCGTTATATGACTACGAGTAGTCATGCAGAACTTGGATTGGTTTCTAATACTGGTGAATTTCTTGGGTTATTACGAGATACAAATTTTGTTGATAATGGTTGGTATGAAATTGATGTTCCTGCTGATTTTAATGTTGAAGATGCAGCTGCAATAGTTGAACACGTTACTGATAAATTTATTGTTGCTTCTGTTACTTCAAATGAAGGTCCTATTAGTACTGGTGCTAGTATTTTTGCAGTAGACACTAGTGAAACTGGATCAACGACAAATACAGTTGTAGGATGGATAGCAGGAACAGTGTTTAAGTTGACTCCTCCGGCTGGGCGAGTTTTTAGTACTTTTGCTTTAATGAAAATTGATACTGTAGATGATAATGGAAGTTCTGGAGGAAATATTTTAACTGTTTCTATAAATGGTGATCTTAATATAGGTAATGGATTTGAAGCTAATGAGGTGTTTAGATGGGGTGATGATCATGCAGGATATGATGATAGAAACGCTAATCAAACTGCAGCTTCAAATCATGCTACGATTGAATTATATTCTGGAACATTAGCTGCTAGTACTTGGAGTGGCGATAAATATCCACAGTTTACAATTACTACTGGTGTTGATGCTACATTTAATGATCAAACTACACTTAGCAATCAACCTGTTTCAACACATGTTGCTGAAGCAAAAATTAAACGATTGGCAGATGGAACTTTGTTCCCAACGAGACTTGGAAATGGTGTAGTATTACAAGTTAGATTAGTTAAAGATGCACACATACATGGTGTTCGTACAAGAACACTTAATTATGGTAATTCTCCTGCTACTTATACCTCTGATAGTGCAAAATATCCAGAGGCAGACGTTTCAACATTAGTAACATTAAAGGGTAGATAATGTCAATAACCTTTAAGATTAAACGTGGCAGCTCGGTCCAAAATGAAGTTTTCACGGGTCAGGAAGGTGAATTAACAATGATAACCGATTCCGATAAGGAATCGGTTGTTTTACATGATGGAACGACACAAGGCGGGTTTGAACTAGCAAGAAGGGATCTTGCTAATGTTCAAATCCCATTAGGTGGTGTCACTTTTGAATATAAGTATGAGGCGACCAATATAGAAACAAATCCTGGAAATGGACGTCTAGGATTTGACGGTGATATCCGCCTTGCTGATAATCTATATCTTTCCGAATTAGACCAAAACGGTACTAGTCTAAAGAATTTTTTAGCTACAATTTCTACTGTTTCTAGTGCAATCGTCGGACATTTCCGTTTATTTAAAAAGACAAATGCGGCGAAATTTGTTTTGTATCAAATTGAAGGTTCTACTGATAATAATGACTTTTTCACATTTGATATAACGTATCTCAATGATAGTTTAGATTCATCAACTATGTTTGCTGATGATGAGGAAGTTGTTTTATCATATCAGAGAACTGGTGATGATGGTCTCACAGTTATGCTCACCAAAGATTCTCATGTTTTTGAGTCTACTACTTCTGGTGTTGTTGAAAGTACTGAATATGCAGCTGGTGCATTTCAGATTAGAGTTTTTCTTGGACATGAGCAGGCGACTTATTCTGCAGCTAGTGCACCAGGAACTTATACAGTAGACAGTGGAAATATAACTTTCACTCCAAGTAGTGGTATATCATTGAGTGTAGAAACACTAAACAACCAATTGAAATATACTCCTAGCGCAATGAGTAGTTCTGTTGAGAATGTAGTTATTAATATTCCTATTGTAATTACGAAAGAAAATGGAAAAACTGTAACTACTGTTCGTGATATTGTTTATAGTAAAAATAAAACTACTAAAAATGTTTCGTTGACAGCAGATGATTATCAGATTGGTTATGATACTGCAAAACATTTACTCCAACCTAAAGGTGTTACATTAAAGGCAAGATCACATGCATTTACTAATCCTGTTTATAGATTTTATGAGACAAATCCAGACGTAAAATATATTAAATTAGCAACAGATCCTGGTACAGATTGGAGAGAAGGAGATAGATTAACTGCAAATTCTGATGGTAAAGCAAAGGTTTATAAGAAGATAAACAATCTTGAATATGTTATTACTGATATTGAAGAAACAGAAACCGAGACAATTGAAACATCTGAAACTCTTACAAATACTGATCTTTCAAATTCCGCAACTTTATCTGAATTAAAGGCATATGATCCTGTTTTAAAGCAAATTTCTACAGATGTAACAAATACAGAAGGTCATTATAAGACTACAAAGTTAGTTACATTAACTGGCAATGGTGTTGGTTATGGTAATAGTACTCTATATGAAGATGTTGTGGCAACAGGTGGAACTGGTAGTGGATTTAAAGCAACATTTACTACTGATTCTAGTGGAACTGTTCAATCTTTGACTTCTTATTATGGTGGGTTTGGTTATACTGTAAATGATGTATTAACACTTGTAGTTTCCGGAACTACAACAGATGCTACCGTAACTATTTCAGAACTCTATGAAGATGAAATTCATATTCCAGAATATGCATTTCCTATTTGGCCTGCATCAGGAACAAATACATGGGATTTTGGTCCAGAATTTTGGTTGTCGTATAATAGATTTACCCGTAGACTTTATACGGTTGATGTTTATGAACAAACTGAATTAACTGAAGATTCTTCTGCTGATGCTCTGGCAACAGATAGTACAGCAATTTTTGGAACATTAGATGGAGATAATTCTTTAACGGTTGTACTCACAAATCCAACTTTTGGTTTCCAGGCAAATGAACAAGGTACTGTTAGTAATTATGCTGGATCTGGAACTGATGTAGAAGTATATTGGGGAAATAAAGCATTAGCATTTGATAGTAGTAGTTCTGGAACACAAGCAGATGGAACTTGGAGAGTAGTAATTACAGATACAAATATTGATGTTGGTGCTGTTAGTACAGTTACAAATACCTATGTTGATGGTGATGTTGTTGCTCTCAGAACAGCTGATGCAGATGATATTGATACACAACAAGCAACAATTCAGTTCGCAATTACTGCAAAGGATACTGATGGAAAAATACAAACAAGAGTTGCCAAGCAAAATTTAAATTATATTGATGTTGGAAATCCAGCACAGACTTTAGAATTAGCACCAGACACATACACATATATTTTTGATAATGTTGGAGATCCAGAACCTACTGCACAAACTATTACACTTACAGCATTTCATAATAATCTAAGTAAATTTAATAGTACTGTAACATGGGCATGGACAGTTACAGCTGCTACGAATGATGCTGGAAGTGCTGTTGCTAGAACTGATATAATTGATTATATTGATGATAGTACAACTGCTACAGCAACACTTCCTGTTGCACAATTTAAAGATGATAGTGGAAATTTTCTAAAAAGAGCAACAATACAAGTTACAGCAACATTTTATGATACTACTCTCACAACTACAACTTTATCTGATACAGTCACATTGGTAAAGTTGCGTGAAGGTTCTGGTGTAGTTGAAGTGGTGTTGGAACAAGAAGCAGTTAATTTTCCTGCAAGAGATGATGGACATGTATTGAATACTTACCAATCGCATGGTTCGACTGAGATTCGTGTTTATGATGGTGTTAAGATAATGGAGATAGGTACTGCGGGTTCATTAAATGCTGGAGAATATTATTTAACTGTAGATTCAGCCCCTGGTGCTGAAACTGATATTGATGTTACGTTGACTGCAAATAATTCAAATCCAGATTATTATGATGTAGTTCCACAATTAGTAAATCAAACTGTGTATGTGGATGGGGTATCGAGTATAATTTCTACTATTGATATGGATGCTGATGCAGCGAGTGCAACTGTTGCCTGTGTAGCACAACCATATGATGCATCTAAAAATGCGATTACACAAACAAAAAAGATTACTTACAATAAAGCAAGGACAGGGGCTGCTGGAGTAGCAGTAAAATTAGAAGCGAGTGATTATCAGATAGCATATGGTGGAGTTTCTCCTTATGATATAGTACCTGAACAGACAGATCCTATTGAAATAAAAGCAACTCATGTTAATTTTAGGAATCCACGTTTTAAATTCTATGAAGGAACTACATTATTAAATCCTACTTTAAACAATGGATTTCAATCGTTAGATTCTGGAGAAGTTTATGCAACGTTAGATAAAACTACAATTGGTGATGGTCTTGGTTTTGATCTTCCAGACACTAAAAATTGGTCGACAATAGCATTGAAAGTTGAGACATTTGAAGCTACAGATACTTCTACAGTTTTAGCAACTGATAGTCTTACACTTATTTCTACCCGAGACGGATCTAATGTAACACAAGTTCAATTATCAAATCCTCTGCACACATTTGCTACTGATTCACAGGGTGTAGTTCTTCCTACTAGTAATCCTGATTATAGTAGTGGAAAAACAAGTATTTCAGTATATGATGGAAATGTACAATTAGATTATAAAACTAATTTAGATATTCATGCAAGCAGTTATTCTCCTGCATCAGGTGATTTGAAGAAGTTTAAAGTTCATAGTGTTACTGGGGCTGGAATTTCTGTAACAAATGGAGTTGTCCAGAGTGATGGAACTGCGGTAGAGGATGGGGATACGAGTGTATATACCAGTGGTTATGGAAATATGCAATCTGATAGTACTACAGTTACTATAGTTGTTGATGTTGTACGGGGTGATGGAACTTTTAGTGAAATAGAAGTGATTCAATCAATCTCTAAAAATGTTGCTGGTAGTGGTGGTGCAGAAGCACGTATTTTGCGTTTAAATTCTAGTGGACAAGTTTTTAATTATGATCAAGATAATAACGTAAAAGATAGTTCACAAGTTATACAATATGTTGCACAATCTCAAAATTTAGGAAGTAGTCCACTCATTACATGGACTACTACTCCAACAGCAGTTTTATATGATGCAAGTACAAGTGGTAATGTAGTAACTCAAAATACTACAGTTTCCGATGATGATGTTTATTTGAGAGTGGGAGCTTTTAATACTGCTATTGGCGCATCTGGAAATACAGTTAAAGTTGAGGCAACGATAACACATAGTAGTACAGATTTTATTGATTCGCTGACTTCATATAAAGTAAGAGATGGTGAACAAGCAATACAGATACTTCCAGAACGAGATTCGCATGTTTTTGCAGCTGATAAGGATGGAGTTGTTGATGATAGTTTACAAGATAGTGGAAAAATTACATATACTGTAGTTGATGGATCTACAGTTTTAGGATATGATGCAGCTGGTGGTGCGGGTAAATGGTATGTTGATAGTGTAGCAATTTCTGATTTTCCTAGTACTACTACTGATACGATAACACTTGCAGCTGCTGTTACTGATAGTACTTCTTATACTGTTGTTCCTGGAGTAACAGGTGGTAATGTTAATTTTCCTGGAAAGATTGGTAGTTTATTTAATGATATTTCTGTTCTTACTCTCACTTTTAAAATTCAAGGAACTAATTCAACTACTGTTGTTACTAGGACTAAAGAATTACTTTATTCAAAGTCTAGAGCAGGAACTAATTCTGAAAATATAATATTAAGTGTTGATTCTCAAATTTTTAGAAAAACTATTGATTCTACAGCTACGGAAGCAGATAGAATAAGTCCAAGTGAAATTACAGCAACTGCAACACTTACTAGTATTCCTGATGGAACAAATGTTGTATTTACATCATGGGATGGAGATTTTAGTAGTGGTACTGAGACTGTTCAAAGTTCTGGTGGGCAAGCAGTTTCTACTAGTGGTAGGTATACTAAAGCAGGCTTTATTACTGCAACAACTTCTTCTGAAAACACGTATGCAGATATTAAAGTAAGAGTTATTGGAACAGAAGCACAAACAATAACTGATACTACTAGAATTAACTTTTTAGAAGCAGGTTCTGGTACTATTACTCCTGTTGGTCTGCAACCAGTAACGTTTGCAGCTAATAAAGATGGAACTGTAAGTGATTATTCTATTAGTGCTATGCAATTGAAAGTGTACCAAGGTGTTCAAGTTTTAGATCCAGTTGCTTATAATACATCACCATTAACAACTCTTGGTACGTGGAGAGTATCAGCAATAGCTGTTGTTGATGTTAAAAAGTCAGATGAAACTACTGCTTTAGATGTTGCAACGTATGTAGGTTCTGCTCTTGATACAACAAATAAACGATATAACCTTCCTGCAATTCCATATCTTAGTGATGATTCTGGTAGTATCACTTTAACCATAGAACATATGGATACTAAAGGAACGATTGACACTAATTCTTCTGTTTTAACTTTTAGTAAATCTAAAGCAGGTCAGAATTCTAGATCTCTTAAATTAAAATCTGATGATTATACAATTGCATATGATAAAAATAATGCAGCTATTGGGGGTGGTACTCCTCGGATAATACTAAGTGTTAATACTATCAATTTTGATGGAAATCCAACTGTTACTTATGAGTATTATAATGGAAGTAATTGGATAAGTATAGGAACTGCAGCTGCAAATGCTACGCAAACATTTGATTTTGATAATCCTGCGGGTAATGTTGATCTTAGTGTGTACCCATGGAAAAATATAAGCAGTGCTGAGATTACAAGTTTAATGATACGGGCGAGTGCTACTGAAGATAGTGTAAGTGTTGAAGATATTATTACTGTATATGCAACTAATTTAACAGCCAGTGGATTTACTGTTATTCTCACTAATGAAAATCATTCCTTTGCAACAAATTCATCTGGTGGTGGAATTACATATGCAAATGGAACAACAAAGTTTCAGGTTGAACGTGGAAATAGAACATACAGTTATGATAATTCTAGTCCTTATGGTGATGAAACTTTTTATGTTCAACCTGATGGTGGAGGAACGGATCAATCAACTTCAGTAGCAATTGATTTTACTCTTAGTGGTACTGGTGCAAATACAATCTCAACTCCGTCAAATATGTCAAATGATGATGCATATATTGATTTTAATATTATTATTACAGACGCTGATGGTGAAACAACAACATTCGTAAAACGACAAACATTTACTCAGAGTAGACAAGGAGTTGCAGGTTCATCTGCAAAATCTGTTGAAATTAGTTCAGAAGCAAGATTTTTTAAATTTGCTGAAAATGGTGATGTAACTCCTGCTTATATTAGAATTGATGTTCAGGATGAGAATATAACTAATCCTGCTTGGAAATGGGATTGGTATCGAACAGGAACTACTAATACGAGACATAGTACTAATTTTTTAAAGGATGCGGCAAGTGATGGTAATTATATAGCACATGATAGTACTACGGGAAATCATTCAACTGTTTATATCCAATCAGCTGATTGGGAACTTGCTACTAACCAAGGTGCTGGTACAAATTATTATCCTTATACAATAAAAGCAACAGAAACTACTGCTAGTCCAGATATTTCTGATAGTTTAGATATTGTATCTTTAAACGAAAGTTCTAATACAGTTCAAGTTGTATATGATGCAATTGTACATAATTTATCAGCTGATGAAGAAGAAAATGTTCCGGTTGGTGAATTTACAGATGGTTTAAGTAAATTTTGGATGTATGAAGGTATATATCCATTAACTGGTAAGGATTCTATACCAGCGAATAGTGGTGCAGCTGATGCAGGAACGTTTTATGCAGAAGTAGATAATGAATTGACATCTGGTATAACTGTATCCAATTATAATTTAGGTAATACTAGTGAGGATGATCCAAGTGAACCGATTACGGGTGATGGAGATGATTATTTTAAATTTGGACCTACAAAAGCTGCTAATCCTATTGTTATGCCTGGTGTTTCAGCAGAAGCAGTAATAAAATTTCATTTTAGAGTTAGAGATTCAAATATTACAACTGTTTATACACAAACAAAAACAATTCGATATTTTAAACGAATTGCTGGAACTTCTGCAAGAAGTGTCGAATTGACATCTGATGATTATCAAATTGCATACGATGTTGATGGGGCAAATCCTGATCCTAGTTCAATAGTACTTACTGCTACTTCAAAAGCTTATACTAGTCCTACTTTCATCTTTGCTTATTCAAGATTATTAGTATCTGGAGATACTACTATACTTGGAACTACAACAGCTGATGGTTTTGGAAATTCTCCTCCAGCAACAAATTGGGCAATTGGAAATCTACACCATACTGCATTAAGTGGACATAGTGTAGACGCTGGGGTTGGAACAATTACTGTTTCGAGTGGATCTAATGCATATAATCTACCTAGTAGTTTTCCTGGAGCATCAGCTAAAAAATCAAAAATGTATTCTGTTAAAGTAACAGATACACCTTCTGCTGATTCAAAAATTGCTATAGATTCAACTTCAATTATTTTTACACAATTAGGATCAGATACAATTGATATGGTTATAACCAATCCTGTGGTTGGTGTTACTGCAAATGAAATTGTAAATGATATTGCAACTGGAAAAATTGCTACTGATGATATTACTGATACAGATACAAAAATTGAAGCATATATTGGAAATGCACAATTAACATTCAAAAATGTTAATAATGTTGCCAATCTTAGTACAAATGAATTTTTTGTTACTGCAATTCCTTCTGAATACGCTTCTGGATTGCCAACTATCGGAACTGTAATTGCTGGTAGTCCTAGTGGTTATAATACAACCTCTGCGATTTTTGGTGATATGGGGGATACAAGAGGAACTACTAATGGCTTTATGTCAGCTTCGTTGGTTATAACCTCTGGTTATATTGATTGGAAAGTTACTGCTAAAGATGTTAATAGTAGAACGAGAGAAATTACAAAACGTCAAAATTTCAGTAAAATTATACATGGAGATACTGGATTTCCATCATTTAACTTTATTATTGTCGGAGATAAATCGTTTCCAGTTGATGAAAAGGGAAAAGTAGCAGATGCTAATTTAGTAGGTAGCAATTTTGTAATTTCTGCCTTTGAAGGTAAAGACGCTTTAGGACCTGTTGCTTATAGTGCCAATCCTGATAGAGGTAAATTTTGGGTAGAAGAAGTAAGAATTTATGAACATAAACTCGGAGTTGGTAGACTTGGTAGTTATTGGAAAATGACTCCTGCAGGAGAATCTGAAGAAAATGCATCTTCTTATCACCATCCTACATTAAAGGTTGGTTCTACACCTGCTAATCCAACATTAGCAAATTTGTTTACTAATATCGGTAATACTATAGTCTCAAATGATTGGACTAAATGGGGTGTGAATGCTAGTAATGCACATACAGGTACTGAAGCTAGAAGTGCATATGAAATAGAAATTGATGTAAAGGCAAAATCAGCAAGAGCTGGAGTTGGTAATGCAGATATTATTAGTGATACAAAAACAGTTACGCAGAGCATAAGTAAAACAATTTCAGCTGTTCCAGATCCAGTTGTGAGTTTAATGAGAAATGTATCCGTATTACAACGTAATGGAAATTCTTCGGATACAGTAAATTATGGAACACTAGAATATGCTGATTCTATTTTTCTTCAGATAGGAACAAAAAATCAGCTGACAGTAAGACTTAATGATGTTGATGTTCCTGAAGCAAATATGACAATTACATCAGCTATGTATGGGGTTAATCTAGTTACACCGGTAACTACACATTATGTAACGGGTATTGAAGTTGATGAAGATCAGGGTGCTGGAACTGCTATCAGCAAATGGGCTGTACATGCACTTCCGCAGAGTAGTAATAATAGTGCAAGTTCACACCAACCAAATAATTTATATTTATGGAGAGTAACCGAGGCAACAGCTAATTATCTTCCTGTAGGTACTATGTTTTTAAGTGGTTATAAATCTGATATGAGTCCGATGAGTTGGGATGGTTTGGGTGCGGCAGGAACCCATAAGTGGGTTGGTTCTGGACATGGAATAACAGTTCGTTTTACTGCTACAATATCACAGGCCAATTTAATTGCTTTGGGTTATGTTGAAGCACAGAATGATAAAGTTGCTATATTAGATTATGGAATTGATTTTTCCGATGTTGTAACTGCAACTACTGCAAATCTTTCTACTTTTAAAATAGATAGAACAGATGCAACAACTGATTCCAGTTTTAATTTATTCCAATTGAATGAAAATGGTGTTGCATCCAATTATGCTGATTGGACGGTGAGTGGTGTTGGTAATCCTATTGATCTTACAAACACTGTCAAACGTGGATTAGTAACAGTATTACAGTCTAGTAATGGTGCTAAGTATCGTTTAGATGGAACTGATCCTGGGGGAAATTGGGTAATTAATGATGTACTCAATACTTCTGATGATGAAAATTTAAAATTAGAATTAAGTGCTGGTTCTGGTACTAAGAATGAATTAAATTTTCATTCTACTGGAACTACTTCTGCAAATTTACATATTAATTGGAGAGGTGGTGCTGTAAATTTAGGACGTAATAGAATGCATGTTCCTGGGTTGGCACAGGGTGGTGTACCAACAATTGGTGTAACTGTTGGTTCAACTACTACTCAATATGATATTATTCATACTGGAAATATTTCTACACATGCTCCTGAAGCTTCAGTTATGGGTGGTGGTGATTCAGCTGATGATTATAGTGCTGGATTAGTATTAACAGGTAGTTATTCTCATAATGATACTTTTTTGAGGAAAGATGGAACTTGGGTATTACCTGAAAAGGTTTGTGTTAATGCTACAGCTGTTAATGAGGAAAGGCCGGTTTTGTACATTGATGATGATTCAGCTGCAGCTGGAAAACGTGGGCTTCAAGTTGATCCGGGATTTACATACAACGCAAGTACAGATACATTAACCTCATCAAAGTTTGCAGGAAATTTAACTGGTACTGCTGATGTGGCAACTAAATCTGTTATGGCAATTAATGAAACTAATGCGAATTATGCAGTTGTACTTGCATCTGCAACATGTGGAAATGTTGATTTACAAAATGATGGAGGTCAATTTTATTATAATCCATCTTCAAATACATTAAATGCAGTTAATTTTGCAGGAGAATTAGATGGAGATGTAACTGGAAATGTAACTGGAAATTTAACTGGAAATATAAGTGGGAGTGCATCTACACTTGCAACTCCAAGAGCTATTGGTGGAGTTAATTTTGATGGATCTACAGCTATTGTTCCTAAGTGTATACAAGTCACAGCTGCTCCAGATGATGCATCAATGTTTCCTGCACTTTTTACGGGTAATACTGGAGATCAGTTACCAAAGACAGATGTAGGATTAACTTATCATGCAGAGAATAATATATTAACTGTTACCGGTCACTTTGCTGGAAATTTAACTGGAAATGTAACTGGTGATGTAACTGGTGATGTAACTGGAAATGTAAGTGGAAGTGCAGGAACTGCAACTACTGCAACAAATGTTACAGTAGAAGCTAGTGCGAGTACAACTGGAAAAATAGCATTTTTTGAA